CTAGATCGGACCGATCTCCCCTTGGTGTTGTGGGCACAGATGCACTGACGCGTATTGCGCGAATAGGGTGGCGTAGTAGTCACTGTTGTCGCTATCGCTGTTGTACGCGCTTTTCACGGCGTTGATTGCAGCCACGGAACCACCGGTGTCGAAGCCCCGGCACGCCCGATATCCAACTTTGATCGCGTCCTGTGCACACCTCGCGCACGTGATTGCGTAGTGGTCCAACGATTGGATCGAGGCGATGAACCCGACCTCATCGGCTGGTGGTTGTGGAGCGAGCAAGGTGGTCGGTGGCGGCTGTAGGGCCTTCGGGGGCACAGGTGGTATTGGAGTGGGCGGCAGCAGAACGCTCGAGCTTATTACAGGAGGTGGCGGAGCGGCGGTTGCGGCAGTGGATGTTTCGGCCCGATCCTGTTGAATGAACACGTATCCGCCGCCCGCCGCCAAGGCGGCGACTGCGGCTGTAGCGGCGAAGATGACCCCGCTGATTAACCAGTTGCGCCGGCGGGGATCGTCGTACGGTTCAGGCTCTTCAATCTCTTCCGTCTCGGACCAGGCGGTGGGTGCTGTCTCAACAACGCCAGTTTCGGCTAGTGCTGTCGGCGACACCATTGTCGGTTCCTGCTCTTCCACCGCACCCTCCCTTGACCTGCACATTCTACGGCTTGGGCAGAATCCTTTGCGCCAATCTGGGGGAATCGGAGGCGGCCCAACTCCTCGAAATGCTCACCGCTCCCATGGAACGCCATTCTGTTGGTACCACTGCTCGCGCCTCTCCTGTGACCACCATGGCGCGGGTGGGCCGAGGGGGTGGGTGAAGCCCCAGCGGAATGCCGGGTTGTCGAACGCGAACCACGGATACAGAAGCCTCAGAAGTCTCATTGCGATCTCCAGTCTTTCGGTACCGGCCGCCCTTCTGTCATGTCGCGAGCGCATGCGCGCATGCCGTATTCGATTGCTCCTGAGTAGAACTTCGAGTATCGGCCGGCGAAGGTTCGCAAGATCCAATTGGCCAGCCGTATGGCCCCACGCTCAACCGCGGTAGCGCCGCCAAGTTCACCCATGTCCTCAATTATCCTCCGTTTCAGGACAAGTCGCGGTGTCTAGCGGCGTTCGGATTCTCCGTAATCGGTTTACAGTCACCGGATCGGACTTCATGGCGTCTTCACTTTCTAGGATCCGGTTGAGCTTCTGGTAATACCTGACGGGGGAGAGTCCAAACTTCTCGCGTATGGCGTTCTCCTTGATTCCGGGTTGCTTCCACCAGATGCGTTCAAATTCAAGTACTTCGACGGCGTTCATTGGATGTATGGGTCTTCCACGCGATCGGCGAGCCAGGTGCGTTCGGCGGCCGTGAGGTTGTTGCGTCGAACGCGGACGGTGTGGACGTCGGTCCATAGTTCTTCGGCCAGCTCGTAGTCATCGTTTGTCCACTGGAGCCCGCGCAGGAGCGCCGGCAGCGGGATCAGATGGCGGGAAGCGAGAATGTCCACTAGTCGTTCTTCGCGCCCGCGGTGGGTGGGGGCGGCTAGGCCACGTTCAATGTGTAGCAGCTCATGGGTGAGGGTGGATCGACGTTCAGCTTGAGTGAGCGTCTTGCACAGCCAGATGGTGTTTCCCTTCCACAGTCCTCGCACACCTCGGGGTAGTCGGTGACGATTGCTGACGATGATGTGGGGGTAGCGCTCGCCGATGATGCGCCACGGATGCCATGAATCCATACCGGAGAACCTAGATCCGGCCACCGACAAAAATCGCCCTGACCAGTAACTACAGGTGTGTGATTACATTCCCGGCCTACGATTCTGGGCCTGCTCTATCGTCGTGCCAATGTCGACGAACGTCTATATCGATGGGTTCAATCTCTATTACGGGGTGCTTAAGGGGACTGCTCATCGTTGGCTCGATCTAGAAAAGATGTGCCAGGTCTACCTTCCTGGGCACACGATCAACAGGATTCGATACTTCACCGCCAAAGTCACCCCAACTCCCAACGATCCCGACATCGGCAATCGGCAGCAGGTCTACCTACGTGCACTGCGCACCTTGCCGAGTGTGTCGATCCACGAAGGGCATTTCCTTCGGCACAACGTTCGCATGGCGCATGCCTACCCTCCGCCCAACACAGTTGAAGTGATCAAGACGGAGGAGAAGGGCTCCGATGTCAACCTGGCTACGTACCTGTTGGCCGACGCGTTCCGCAATGACGCTTCTCGCTTCGTTGTGGTCACTAGCGATTCGGACTTTCTTGCACCACTCACGCTTGTTCGTAAGGAGTTGGGCAAGGACGTTGGGATACTCAAGCCGAACACACGCCCTAGCCATGGCTTGAACCGGTGCTCGCCGAGCTTCACCAAGACCATTCGAAAGGGCGCTTTGACTGCTTGCCAGCTGCCGGATCCGGTGGTTTGTATGGATGGAACACGGCTGTCAAAGCCGTCGACCTGGTGAAAAAGCTGAGGCCCCTCATCTGAGATGAGGGGCCTCGCGCTCAACCGGCGAAGCGGTTGAGGGGGTACAGCCAGGCTAGCCAATACGGCCTCAACCTGTCAATCAAGTGGGCTCGGGGCCGAAGAAGTGTTGCGGTGGGCTGGTAACTCGGTATCTCGCTAGCTAGCAAGCGTGTGTCCATACTTGGTAACAAGTTAACTTGTATACAAGTATTAAAGTTAGCTGGCTAGCGCTGATGTATCCGATGGATACAGGCTGTACATGCCTTGCGCCGAAATGACATGTGTGCTGTGATCGCTTGGGAGTTAATTAGCGAGAAGTGATTGTGAGGGAGAGTCGAAAACTAATGTGGACCAATTTCCCGTTGGTGGTAGGCGTTTCTGTCCTTGGCTCCTTAATGTCAGATTGAAGGCCCGGAAAAAGGGGTGAGAAGGAGTGTTCAGATGCAGTTAGCGTTGGAGTGTGAAGAACGCGTCTGTGTCGGACGAGGGTCGGAAACGGGCCCTACCTTGGGTATCCACGTGCCGCCAGGCGCCACGGGGGTCGGTCCGGGGATGCCGGGGCGAGTGCGTCAGTTCAGGATTCGACAACCATGGGTGAAGATAGATCTGCAGCAAGATCGTGTGGACGATCTCGGGGCTGGGGGCCGGCGGCGCCCATACCCTAGAAGTGCAAACTGGGCCGATTTTCTGCAGATATGCCCCAGTTTGAGAAGTAGGCTCAACCACGAACATATGTTCGGAACGCGTCACAAAGGAGGTGAGCTAGACGAGTGTTGTCGCATGTAGTTGCGAGGACTTTAGAGCTGATTTCATGAAGATGCCCAGGTGTTGGAGCACCCGGGCATCTGTTCGACCAATTCTGACCTGCCAAAAGGAGAGCATTAGTCGTGTTTCAAGCTACACCAAATGACACACCCGGTACATGCCGTGTACAAGGAAGTGTTTACTTCCGCTGCAGTTTCACACACCTCGCTGTGTTTTTTCTGCGGAACCGGGGGTCTCGGGATGTCCGATGATCAGTGGCGAGCCGAATGGGTCCAGTTCTTGCTATGGACACGGCCCATCCCGACATGGCCTTTAGCGGAGCGGATGCTCCTCTATGCCCTCATTGAGGTGATCGTGGGACTTCATGTTTTCGACGATGGCGTCACCGACTGAGTCATCCTCATGGTCTGAGGCTTTCTCGCCATGTTGGGCCGCGGCCAGCTCGTCGTCGACTTCCGGCGGCAGCTGGTCCGGTCCACCACCCCATTGGGGGTAATGGATTGCCCCGGTCTTCTTGTTGACTTTTTTGGTATCGGGTTGCGGCGCAGCCTCGGGCTGGTGGTCGTCACTCTCGGCTTCTCGTCGTAGAGCTGCGGCATGCTCACGGACTCTCATAGTGAACTCGGATAGATCGAGCTCGCAATCGCCGTGGATTGAGCGCGCATTCGTTGCGAGTTCTCCCACTACCCGTTTGATATCAGATTCCGTTTCGACTTCTGACCAGTCCACTACCGATGGCCACTCGGGGCCTAGGGCGACCTCAATAGTGCTTGGGGCCTCCTTGATTTCACTGCCTTCCGGCGATGCTGACGGTTGCGGGGACGGGGTGGGGTCGGATGATGCGGCATGGAGGCCCTCCTTTTGTCGTTGGTCCCAGTAGCTCGTGTTATTGAATCCGTTGAGTTCTAGTTCTTGCTTGTCAAGAAACAGCCGTTGTAAAGCCGGTCGGGCAGCTGGCCCTACGCCTGCGGTCAGGAGTTGATCTGCCCAAAGGTTGGCCAGGGCGACGGCGACGCGGGCATTCTGCGCCATCGCGGCTCCAGGATCTGGGGACTCGTCGGCAACCTGACGCATTGCTGCAAGGGCTGCTTCCCATGCGGTTAAGTACCGCGGTGCGGTTTCCATCGCATGGAGATCGTCGACGGTTACGCCAGCGTGTTCTGGTCTTGGTGGGGCCGGTTCCGAAGGGGCCGGGTCGACATCAAGGGGCTCAGGCTCGGCTCCCTCGAAAATCTTCCTGACCGAGTGCTTGGCCCAGCCGAGACTCTTCTCTAGGCGTCTATACGAAAGCTCGCTGACCTCCTGGCCATTCTCAATGGCACTCATTGTGGTGCTCGAAGGGCCGTTCGGCATGTTGTCTTGCCGGTACCCCAGCCACTTGCGCCGACTCTCAACGATCTGTCCAAGTCGAAGTCGGGCTTGTTGCGGGGATTCGAGCCGCTCCTGACGTTCGGTCATACGGCAAGACTGCCAAAAATTTTTGGCAAACCATAGTCCCATTCGGCTAACGACATGGGTGTGAGCAGCCGGAGCGCCGAATCTCACCAGTAGCATTCTGCACGCCAGGGCAAAATTGCCACAGAATTGCTTGCGCTTGCGACGGTTAGCCGTTACAGTCGTCCGCATGGGAAGCAAAATTGCCGCAAAACGGCGATATGACCGTCAGCGGGAGCGTAGAACCCCGCCTCATGTCAGCCTCCAGACCTTCCGCTTGGCGTTGAAGCGAATCGACCCTGATGGGCACTGGGACCTAGACGACGTATGCGAACGCATCGAAGCGATCCACGGCGACCGTCCAGCGCGCGGCACGTTGAGTGCTATCGAGAACGGGGCGCGGGGAGCGTCGGCGCAACTGCTGGCCGCCCTCGAAGAGGCGTACAACCTTCCGGCTGGCTCGATCACCACGGATTACGCTCCGCGCGCAACCCCTGCGACATCCGAGGTGGCCTAATGGCCGCCGATCTAGTGCTGATGGACGACGGACTGACGGTCGAATTCGGCAACTCTGACGAATGCTCAGACCTCACCGCACAAGAAGCTGAGGCGGTGACGGGTCGCATCCGTCGGTGGGTGAACGACTTCCCGGTGGCGGATGTGGTGCTGGCATTCCGTGGCCGAGTGTGGATCGCGCTTGCGTATGCCTCGTGGGCCGAATGGTGCGAGTGCGAGTTGGGCGGCTTGAAGCTACCCGCCCCGAAGCGTCGCGAGGTTGTGGCTGAACTGGCGGGCGAAGGCATGTCGAACGTCGCGATCGGCAGCGCGCTGAATGTCGATGAGGGCACGGTGCGTAATGACAGGCGGTCGGCAGGGTCGGAAAATTCCGAGGCTGAACGAAAGCGTCGCGGCCAGGACGGCAAGGACTACTCCTCGCCGCATCCGAAACCGACTGCCCCGCCACCCGAAATCGTTGTTGACGCAGAGATCGTGTGCCGCGACTGCTACGGAAATGGTTGCGAGACCTGCTTTCCAGAAGACGAACCCGCCACCGACGAACAAATCGCAGCGATGGCCGAGATGTCAGACGACGAGTTTGAAGCGGCCTTATCCGCTGCACGCGCAGATGGCGACCTCAGTGCCGGGAATGTCATTAAGCATGGTCAACAGGCCGACGATCTGCAATCAGATGAAGTGCCGCAGCGCAAGTCGCCAGAGCCGCCTATCACCAAATCGTTCTCGACCGCTAACTACAGGCTCACGCTAGCGGTCAAAGCGGTCGTACGTCTCAGCGAGAACGACCGCTTCAAAAAGAACAAGGACCAGATCTCTGGCTGCCACCTGAGCGATCTGATCCGTGCTCGCGACGCCCTCACGGGCGTCATCCAACAACTAGAAGGGTAGCACCTCAATGTCAGTACACCAGCTCAAGATGCAGATCGAGAAGCCTAGCCAATCCATCATCTACGTCGACCCAGCGATGGCGAGGCGCGTTCTCGCCAAGAACACTCGAAACCGACCAATCTCCGAAACGCATGTTAAACGCCTCATGGATGAGATGCGTTCTGGAAGGTGGCAATACAACGGGGAGGCCATCAAGTGGTCCGTTGACGACGTTCTACTCGATGGGCAGCACCGCCTCACCGCGCTATCTCGGATGCCCGACGACTTTCCGGCACTGCCGTTCCTGGTTGTCCGTGGCCTACCCACAGCTTCGCAAGACACGATGGACCAGGGGCGGACCCGATCCGCTGGTGATCAGCTGAACATCGACGGCCTGATCCGCAACGCCGACAGCAAGGTCATCGCTGGAGCCATTCGCGTATACATCGACTGGCAGGGCGGCGGCTTATTCCGCGACAGGGCGTCTAACCGGGTGAGCAACCCCATGGTTATTGAATGGGCACAGAATCATCCGATCGAGATATCCATCATGACAGCAATTCTCGGCACGGAGATGCGCCGAGTTAAGGCACGTCCAAGCCTCACCTTGGCTGTACTGCTCCACTTCCATCTGATTGACGGGGAGGCTGCCCGCGAGTTCTGCGCGGGGCTATACACCGGAGTTGGTCTCAGCGCCGGCAATCCCATTCTTGCGCTACGGGACAGGCTGGACCGAATCTCCACACAGGGGTTCAAGAGCACCGACCGTGACACGATCGGATTATTTGTACTCGCTTGGAATGCCTGGCGGAATGACCGGAAGCTGACTAAGTTTCAGCGGCCCGCCGGCGGCTCCTGGACCCGTGACACCTTCCCCGAGGCGGTGTGAGGTGGTGACAATCTTCAGTAAGGAAACGGACCTTCAGGAGAACCTTCTGGATGGCACGGTCTACTGCTACGAACCAGTTCCCGGCGAGGGGGTCTACGTCACGATCGCTGGCCGGGACGATCAGGTCTACATCGTCGCTTTCGACATGGCAGATCTGGGTTACCTAAAGCGCGCCGCAGAGTATGCGCAGTCTGTCGAGAATCGTGAGTCGTCGAGCGAAGACTTGGCGCGAGTAACACCGACCGGGATGCCATTCCTCCTTGAACTGGCGAAGGACGAGTTTGGCGGTGGTGCGGCATGACCAAGCTCTCCTACAACCGCGAGGAAGCCGCACAGGAAGTCGGAATCTCCGTCGACAAACTCGACCAGGAACGCCGCGCTGGCCGGATATGTCCCCGCTATGTCGGCAGCAAGCCCGTATACGAGCACGACGAACTCAAACGGTGGCTGGAGTCCCTGCCGTCTGAACCTAAGTCGGCGTAGAGCTTTCAACAACTGAATAAACCCCGAACGCTGGGGCGGGACATCTTGGCGGACGACCACCCCAGCGCCACTGCAACCAACACCTTGGAGGTGTGGCGTGTTCAAGCATAGATCCATCACGGCGGTAGCCGTAATCCTCACCGCGGTTTCATGTGCTCCACCAGCTCATGCGGACTCGGCTCAAGACCTAGCCGAAAAGTACGGCATCTCGGTGTGCCGCAGTCTGGATGCTGATCCCACGATCGATGGGGTTCTCAACACCGGGGTATCGCTCACAAAAAAAGCGGGCATTGATCCGTATGTAGCGGGACAAGTGTTGGCATACAGCGCCATCTGGTTTTGCCCCACGCACATCACTCTCTTGAAGCGGTTCGCTGATTACTACAAGGGAGGGCGGGAAGCATGAGCGGGCGGGAGCGTATAGAGCAAGCAGCCAAAGAAAACGGGTGGGCGGTGCGGCGCGTAGGCGGTCAATCGGCACTGGAGTTCTCTAAAAAGGGTGAACTGCTATTTGTCGGTTTCGATCGGGCCATGCGTCATGTGATGTTCGCCGATGTGGACACGTTTTTCACTACTCATATGACCGAGCCGCCAGAAGCTATCGCCGACCAGGTTATCGCCTACCTACAGCAGGGCGAGGTGCGGTCATGACCATCGAAAGTGCTGTTGAGCGAATCGTTTACGACTGCGCAGCCGACATTGAAGAAGGGGAGGCGGCGTGATGTTCGCCCTACTCATTGCTATATGCGCGATCGTCTTCCTCGCAGTCATTCTCGGCGGGCTTGGGCTTGGCGGGTGGGCGATGTGGGAGTGCTGGAAAACCGACCATCAGCCCGACTATCAGTCCCCACTAGTGCACGGTTGGGAGGACTGATGATCCAGATCTACCCAACCCCATGGTGTTACAAGCATGGAGCGTTTCATGAGGATTGCCCAAAGAACGATCCATCGCAGCATGGGCATCTGATCGCCAACATTCTTGGCTTCGTATCCCTCACTGCTGTGATGTTCATTTTCATTGCGGGGCTCTGGTTCTTGGCCGGTGGACGATGAACGTAATTCTCGAATACCTTGGCGAAAACTGGTTCTTCATCCTGATCTATTCAGCCTTACTGACCGCGCTGCAGGTCTGCAGTGAAAGGCGGTTGCGCTCTGAGAACACCGCCCTTCGCCGTGAAATCGCCCGCCTGTCAAAGCATCCCTCTACCTATGAGCCTGAACCACTCCCGTATATGCGGAGGTACGCAGACGATGAGTGACGACTTGAGAACCATTGCGGTGTTCGATGAATCGATCGAAGATCTATTGCGGGAACACGCTTCTGTTGAGGACGTGAAGTTGGTTGCTTCTGCGAGACAGGTTTTCGCTAAAGCCGTTGGTCCTCTGTGCCAGTTCTGTGGCGGTGGGGGAGTCGTGGATGCGCGGTCTCTGCTTCGGCAGCGGCAACGTCTCGTTGTTCAGTGCACGTGCGCAAGGAAGGCGTCATGAGCGACTACATCAAGGATGTTCTTAAAGACGCTATCGAGGAAGAGCTTTCGTTGGGTGGTGATGCGGGGACCGTGATGGCCCGTATCGGTGAGGTGTTGTCAGAAGAGGGCTACAGGGTGGTGGCGTTGTGAAGCTGGAACCAACTGAAGCGCAGCGGAAAGCGATGGCGTTGGCGCTCGCGCGCCGCGTTGGGCGTGAGTCCTACGTGGAAGGAGACCTGGACGTGGTGTGGCACCAGATTGAGGCCGCTAACAGCATCCCCGAGGGTGCACCTGTTGGCACCATCGCACGACGACCAGACGGGGAATGGTTGGCTGAGCGCAAGGTTAGCCAAAGTACGGGTGCCGGTCGGTGGGTCTATCTGAAACTTGGGTATCCGTCTACCGAAGTGTCATTAGAACCCCACGATGCCGACTCTTGGCCTGTCATCTACGACCCGACAAAAGGTGTGCATACCGGCGCTGTGATCAACGCTGAGACCCAGTCTCAAATCCGTGACGCTCTGGACGGCTCAACAGCACAACAGGAACCGGAGACGTGCCGGATCTGCAACGGATCTGGTGTTGGCTACGGGAAGGTACCAGGCGGCTGGCTGGAAACGGATTGCGCCGCATGTGATGCGACCAGGGAAGCGCAACAGGAACCGGGCGAGTCTCTGGCGCGTGGACTGGACGACCTTGCCGCTGGGCGGGTATCCCGCAGGGACGACTACCTGGAGCCACAACAGGAACCGGCACTACGCGAACGCTTTCCCAAGCAGGCGTCGGCTTACGTGGCCGACCCCGAGTTGGCCGAGGTTGACGATGAACCACTCCCATCCGGGTCACTGATCACGCCAAAGCCCCGTCAGCCCCGTGTCGTTGACCGTCTAGGGGTAGACGAGCAGGGATCGCGGTGGCGGGACGTCATCGGCGATGTGTGGAATTGGGACGAGTGTGGGTGGCACTGTGTTGCGGAGTACGGGCAAACGTCGCCCGTGCCGTACTTGGCGGGAGAAACGGCGCTTCACGGGCCTTTCAAGGAAATCCTTGAGCCCCGTGTACTTCAGAGTTTGGATTGTGAAGAGGCCCGAGACGGCACGGAGTGGAAGTTCCGGCTGAACGGGGAGCTCCGAAGTCTCGTGTATCGAAACACCCGCTGGCGATACGGGGAAGTCGGCGACCCTATCGGTAGTCGATGCGGAATACCTGATGGGCACAATTTCATTCGGGAGTTCGCGCCCTACACCGAAGTTCTCGGTGATCCCTCATGAGTCGTGGTGTCCGTATGTCCGATTGGCTCGCAACCGATTACCGGCGTCTTTCTGATCCTGGTCCTTGTGTTCCTGACTGGTTTTGGGTTGATGACGAGTACGACGAGAAGGGGAACCTGCGGTGACCGATAACCGTGACGCCGTAGCGCATGTAGCCATGTACGCCCTCTTGGGTAAGGCGCTTAAAGATCAAGAGAACCAAGGCCGCTCCTACCTTGTGGATTCCATGGAGGTTGGGGACGCGGTAGTTGGGCGCGCTAACGGATTGCCCGTGGGTAGGGCGGTGAAGTCGGTGCGCACTGACGCGAAAGTCGTTGACGACAAAGCCCTACTGAAGTGGGTGAAATCTAATCACCCGGACGAGGTGGAGACCGTCGAGCAGGTCAGGCCCGCGTTCCTGGCTCAACTTAAGAAGGCTGGCGAGCTCTCCGACGGAGAAACCCCTCTCATCGTCCTGGTCGAGGGCAACCCGTACGTGACCGTGAAACCCACCGAGCACACCGAGCAGGTGATTCGGGAGTTCTTGGCCCGCGGGAAGTTCTCACTCGAAGGCCGCGCCGCCTTGGATGCTGCCGTGGTGGAGGTGGAGCAGTGACCACGATCTACCAAGCGCTGTCCGAGGTGATGAAGGATGTCGGTGCCGTCCGTAAGGGTGAGCGTAACCAGCAGCAAGGCTTCTCTTTCCGCGGCATCGACGCAGTTACATCGGCGGTGTATCCAGCCCTCACGAAGCACGGCGTGATCGTTGTACCTAAGGTCTTAGACTACGAGTACGGGACTGTCGAGGTGGGCCGCAACCGCACCCTCATGGGCCACGTGAGGCTGACGGTCGAGTTCACCTGGTACGGACCGGACGGCGATTCGATCACGTCTGTCGCCGCAGCGGAATCCATGGATGCCGGCGACAAAGCCACCGCAAAGGCGCACTCAGTGGCTTTCCGTACTGCAATGCTGCAAACCCTCTGCCTACCAACGGATGAACCAGACCCAGACTCGCAGGTGTATGAGCGGTCATCGGCACCCCCGGAGCGCACCGACGTAGACGACGCTTTAGACGAGCTCGCCGCGGCCTGCGCCGAGAACGGGTGGGACCAGCGTGAGACCGCAGGGAAGTTCTTCTCCGAGCACGGCAAGCCCCCACGGCAGTGCACCGCAGATGTGATCCGCAAGTTCATTGGCGATTTGATCAAGTCTCACCCCACTGAGCGAGCGGAGGCCGCTAGTGCGTAGGGCCGGCGAGTTCACCGCGGAAGCCAAAGAGCTGATGTCCCAGAGAGCTTTGGGTGAGTGTGAGGTGCAGTGGCCGAACGTGTGTGTGCAGACGGTGGAGACGTATCACCATCGTCGCCCGAGAGGCCGGGGCGGTAGCCGCCAGGAGTCGACGAGCCGGGTTTCCAACGGGCTGGCGATATGCCGCGGCTGCCACTCCTTCATTGAGACGCGTGAGCGTGGGAAGGCTATCGAGTTGGGATTCATCGTGTCTCAGTGGCATGAACCGGCGTTTGAGCGTGTGTTTTACCGGCATGAGCGTTGGGTGTGGCTTGCCGATGATGGGTCGATTCGTGAGGAGTGGGCGGCATGAAGTGCGAACGGGAGAAGTGCCGCAGGAAAGCCAGGGCTCGAGGTTTATGCGAGAAGCATCTTCTGCATGCGGCCTCCCTTGGCCGGGTGGATGTGGGGATGGTGGAGCCGCTTGTGGCGTCGCGGCACATCCAGTTTCTTCTGAACCATGAGGTGTCGTTCTGTGAGATGTCGCGGGCCTCAGGGTTGGCGTGGAACACGTTGCGGGCCGTGCTCGATCAGGCGCGTCCGATCTTGAAAGAGACCGAGTCTCGTGTTCTAAAGATTCAGCCTTCGTTGGAGCAGAGGGTGGCCGCAACAGCGAAGGTGCCGGCGGTTGGTACTGCGCGCAGACTGCAGGGGTTGGCTGCGATCGGATACGACAATCGTTTCCTGGCTCAGCGTTTAGGGGCTTCCGAGGTCAGTGTGTGGCGATGGATGTCTCAGTCGCAGCGGGTGGAGGTGTGGGCTGCGAAAGCTGTTGTGGAGTTGTTCAACGAACTGCAGATGATCCCCTGCCCTTCGAGTAGGTCAAGGACTCGGGCTGCCAAGTTCGGATGGTTACCGCCGTTCGCTTGGGATGAGGAAGACCTCGACAACCCCGATGCCGAACCACACATGGGCGGGAAGTCGACATGGATCGAACGTTACGAGGTGATCCGCCCCGGCATGTCGGGAGGTTCTCTTATCTGAGTGCCTCCTCGGCATGAGGGTGCCGTTGGCGATGGTAGTAGAGCGCTTCGGCCCGATCGGGGGTCAGGTCCTGGCAGTAGCCGTTGGGTCGCTGACGGTTGTAGAAGGCCACCCATTCGGCGGTCCCCAGCGCCAGTTCGGTGGCACCGGGATAGAGCGGCTGGCGGTCGATGAGTTCGGTCTTGTAGCTGCTGTTCACCGATTCGGCCAGAGCATTATCGAAACTATCCCCGACGGATCCGACTGAAGGCAGGATCCCCTCAGCGGCCAGACGTTCGGTGAACGCGACCGCGGTGTATTGCGAGCCCGCGTCGCTGTGGTGGATAAGTGAATCCAAAGATGCTGCACCCGAACGCTTTCTGGTGTCGATAGCGTGGTCGATCGCATCGGTCACCAGCTTCTGGGTCATCTCGGTAGCCACCTTCCAACCCACGATCTTGCGGGCATAGACATCGGTGACGAACGCCGTGTAGGCCCAGCCGGCACGAGTCCGGCAGTAGGTGAAATCGGCCACCCACAATCGGTCAGGCGCACCGGCGACGAAATTACGCCGGACCCGATCCGGGGCTCGCGTCGCTGCCGGATCGGCGACGGTGGTGCGCACCCGCCGGCGCTTGCACGCACCCCGCCAACCCATCTCCCGCATGACCCGTTCCACGACACAGCGCGATACGTCGATACCATTGGTGCGCAATACAATCCATGTCTTACGAGCGCCCAGGACTCGGTACAGACTCTGCGATTGGCGAAGCTGCCAGATCGCATCGATCACCTGCGCATCGGCCCAGTCGGCTTTCGAGGGGCCCTGACGGGCGCGGTGGGCGTAATACGTCGACGGGGCGATCGTGACGCCGTACTCGGAAAGCACAGCGCACATCGACTCGACACCCCACTTGAGACCATCAACGCCCACCCGCATGTGCTGGTGGGCGCTGATGAACTCCACGACTACTGAGAGGGCCGGTCGAGCTCGGCGGCGAAGAAAACCGAGGCCGCCTTCAAGATCGCGTTGGCCCGCTTGAGTTCGGCATTCTCCCGGCGCAGCTTGCGCAGGACCTCGGATTCCTCGCTGGTCTGCCCCGCCCGAGAGCCGGCGTCGATCTCAGCCTGGCGGACCCATTTGCGCACCGTTTCGGCAGTACCGACGCCCAGCAGGTCAGCAACCCGGCCCATCGCCTCCCACTCCGAAACTGTCTCGCTGCGCAGATCGGCCACCATCTGCACCGCCCGCACCTTCAGCTCGTCTGGATACCGCCTCGATGACTTCGATCCCACGTGCCCATCCTTCCCAACGGAAGAACTCTCCAGACACGCCGGGGCGGATCATTCCGCCGGTTTGGTGTGGCGATACGAGGCGAATGGGACCGCATTACTGTTCATCTCTTTTTGGGAAACGGTGCAGCGCGTGGACAAGCCGCAGTCTGGACGTTTCCCCAGGCCAGACGGCACGATGAACTACAAAGAGTCGTTCATTCGCGAGTGCGTCAAGAACCCTCGCGAATCCTCGCGAACATTCGCGCCTGGAACAGGGGAACAGGGGAACAGGGGAATAGGGGAACAGGACGACGAGGCGCGAGATCGCGCCGTCGAGGTCGTACCCCCCGAGTACATCGACAACCCATCAAAGCCTGCAACCCGCCACGCATCTGACGCATCCAAAGCTGTCGTACGCCAGGTACTCGGAAGCCGATACCCACGCACGACGGTTGATCGTCTAGGCATCCAAGTCCAGAAGCTTGCACGAGAGGGGCACCCTGACAAGCTGATCCGTGAATCCCTCGCAGAATGGGAGCGACGGCCCAATTGCGACAAGCCCGAATTCCTCCCCACCGTCCTCGGGGATCTTGTCAAAGCCTCACGCACAGAACAGAGGCCACCGCCAGCCACCCGGAAGGTCGGGATTGGCCTAGACCTTGCCGCGAAATTCGCCCAAACAGATCAGACCGCATTGGAGGCAGGATGAACTACCCGCAGATGGCCGCGCTAGTCCTCGCGAAGTGTGTCGCCTATGACCCATACCTGACTGAGCCCACCGAGGAAATGTGCAGGGCGTGGGCCGAACAGTTCGAGCTGTACAAGCTAGAACTAGACGACGTAATGGCCGCGGTCACGAAGGTGTACAGCCAGCATGGCTCTGGGTATCGCCCACTGCCGAAGGATTTTACGGACGCCGCTCGTGCGAGGCGTCGAGACCGCGCCGAACGTGAGAAGGCCCAAGAGATTCGCGATGAAGCGGAGAAATGGCGTCTTGACGCTGAACGCCGCGGCCAAATCGAGGGCTTCATTGAGGGCTTTGGCGAGACGGATGAGAAGGACGACGAGTCATGACTACCCAAGCCATAACAGACATCAAAGAACTCGTAGGAGAAATGCCAGCGAGGGGATGTGAGTGTCGGATACACGGCTGCAACGGCACGACGCACGAGCACGGCTGCGACCGTCAAGCCGCGTGGATAGTCCGGATCCACGGCGCGGACATGTTCGAGCACGGGAACTTCGTCATGGACCTCTGCGACGAATGCCTTGGGGTCATGAAGAACATCAAGGCATCCCTAGGACCCACCTGTAGGTTCTGCGGGGAATCGTGGTCGATGTTGGTGATGCCGCTATGACCGCCTGGTTTAAACGCACACAGCCCAAACCCCAACCAGTGGTGTCACTACAACCCCGAACCGGTTTAGAGACCCCCACCGCGTTCCTAGCCCGATTAAAGATCGAGTGCACACCCCCATGCCAAGACTGCTACAGGCCCGCGGATTTCATGGTCACCATCCACCTCGTAGACCACTGCGACAGACCCGCCGTTGAAGTGTTCATCTGTGCTGCGCATGTCTCCACGATCGGGAACTGGGTACAAGCCTCGATAGAGACCAGACGCAAAGGACGCTGCACCTGCTGTGGGCATGAAGTCACAGCACCACACGACCTCATAGAAGACGTGGTGAAGCTATGAGACGTACTGGTTATCGAATCCACAAGCTTGATGGGTGCTGGTGGGTTTGCAAGGTGGATCGATACGGGAAGTGTCACGGACGACGCGCGTTCCTCTTTGGTGCTGAGGCTATAGCAGCATTCGCGGCAGGTGGAAGATGAGCAAGACCCGTGGTTTAGCCGACTGGCGGGCCAATCGAGATCCGGGCTGGTTCAACGACGTTGGCTATGCGCTACAGGACGAACTGGGTCGCCACATCTACATCTATGACGGACGCTCCACGCCCGGTAAGCCGGGATGGCACCACTGCACATGCGGGTGGGAAGGCTACTGGAGCGGATTCCATCCCCATGTCACTGATCATCTGAGAGCGGTAGTCCTATGAGTGACAACCCACACGAAGAGGGTTCGCCGGAATGGCTTCTCTGGGAAATCTTCTCGGGAGGGGGTACGACCGATGAGTGAAGTAACGGACCGGATAGACAAGATCGACCAAATGCTGTTCGACGCAGGCGTAATGGTGCTTTCGGCGAAGACTGGGGCGCAGCGTAAGGCAGCTGACCGCAGGATCATGGACGCCCGTGTAGAGCTGAACAAACTGCGTTCGAGGTTCGAATGAGCGACCCTGCAAAACCACCAAGCGACAAAGAAATTGACGACGAATTAATGCTCGCCATCTACGGGTATGACCCCAACGATAAGTACCCCGAGTGGGATAACGAATCGATGCGTAAGGCATACCTGGCGGGATGGGAAGACGGTCAACATGTCTGACCCTGCAATCGAAGCTGCACAACGGGCGCTGGCATTCCAGCCACATCCGGGCTATTACCTGACCGGTTCAGCCTTAGCGACTGCCGCTGCCCGTGAGATGGCTAAGTCGGTACAGGAACTACACGTGCCGTTTGAGGTCTACGGCGCCGAGGCGCGGCGGTTCTGCGCAGAATGCTCCCGGCTTGCCGATCTAAACATCAAGTGGCCCTGTGAGACCGCTAAACGGGTCTACCCAAGTGAGGAACTAGGACTATGAGCGACTGGGAAACTGAAAATGAGGTAGATGTCATCTACCGGATACTGGACAAAGAACGGGTTCGTGACGCATTAAATGTCGCAAACAGAGTCCATTCCGCTCTCATTAAGCGTCGGATGCTGCAACTGGCCCATGACTATACCCGTCGGGAACAGATGGGGCTCACATGACCGATCCAGCAGTAGAGGCCGACAAGCGCGCGGTGAACCTAATGAACCAGATGCACGATCAGTACGAATGGGTCAACTACGGCGAGGTGGCCGCCCGTGAGGCTTTGAGTCCGATAAGGGAGTGGTACGACCGCAACTACGGCATGTCGTCAATCACTGACCATCTGCTCGATGACCTAGCCCCCTTGATTTTCACAACAGAGGAACTAGAGCGATGAGCGACGAACCTTCCGACGCACAGAAGCTCATAGCGGAAGTGCACCAAGCGCATTGGCCACGGCGCAGGCACGACGATGTCGATCTCTGGACTGAATGCCGATGTGGGGCCGGTAAGTTCTACAACCCTGCCGACCACTCCAAGCACTTCGCTGCCGAGTTGGATAAAGCCCTTGGAGGACTCACGCGGGAGCGGAGTGTCGTCGCCGTCTACCCCGACAATGAGGGCGAACCCAAGTGCCGTTTTGTGTCTGGCTGGACGGTGACCGAATGAGTGAGAAGTGGTTTATCGGCCATATGCGGCCACACGTGCTCGGTGCGACCTGCTGGTACGGCGCATATCGCACAAAGAAGGACGCTGAAGCCGATGTGTCCAAGGTGGATAGCTACTGGTACAAACGGGCGGGTGTTTCCGGCCCCTTCGGATACACATTCGTTGAGCGAGATGACGAATCTGACGTTGATTATGGGCAATTGAATGTCTGACTACCAAGACATCGGTAGCCGGCAGAAACCTACGGCATACACCGAAACCGGGGCGGACCGGATTGTTTGTCCTGAATGTGGAGTCCCTGAACACAAGCCGTGTCGCTGGATACCGGCGGACAAAGTCGGTGAAGTAGGTAAACCGCGGCACCTGCCGCATGAATCACGATGGAGGCGCTGATGCGCGATGATATTCACCCAGGCCCGCGCATCATCTCCGGTAAGGCGGAACTGCCCAGCCTGAAACCGGAGCCCTGGATGATCCAAGCGTCCTGCGCCACCGCAGACCCGGACGCGTTTTTCCCGCATAAGCGTGGGGATGGGGATACTGAGTCGATCACCGTGCAGTACCAGTACGCCAAGAAGATATGCCGCGCTTGCCCAGTCAGGGTTGAGTGCTTGACCTACGCGATAGTCAACGACGAACGCGACGGCATCTACGGCGGGCTGGGCCCTCGTGAGCGCGCGAAGATCCTGCGCAACAGAGAGGCCGGCTGATGCCCGAGATAGCCGAGTTCGCCGAAATCCTCGGCAGATTAGAGCTATCCACATGGGAGCTTGAATGGCAGGACCACGCAGCTTGTAGGGGCATGGACACGAACCTCTGGTACCCGGAGCGCGGCGCCAGCCGCGAATGCCAACTCGCCAAAGCTATCTGCCATGACTGCCCGGTGAAGATCCAGTGCCGCGAGTACGCCGTATCCCACCAAGAGCAGTGGGGGTTATGGGGCGAGCTGTCATTGAAGGACAGGCGTAGGTGGAACCAGGAAAGGAAAGCGGGCTAGACACCGCGACTTGTCCTGAAACGGAGGATAATTGAGGTATGAGCGACTGGTATTACGTACCCGGAATGGAATACCCATTCTGGAACGTCAGCATCGAGAACGACTGCGCAATGAACGTTGAGGCCGACACGGACATGGGCAACTTGACAGTCGATGAGTTCACCTCATTCTTCCCCCGCGCCCGCAAGATCACCCAAGAACAGGTCCATCAGGGGTTGGAGAAGATGCGACAGATCCGGGCGGCCATTTCCGACACTGCCGACGGAGGTAGTGAGAGTTGACTGAGTACAAGATGCCCGACCCGCCTGCTGGCATGTGGTGGGAGGTCAAGTTTGACAAGCCGCTAGAGAAGACATATTTGATGGTCAAGCTACGCCGCAAGGCATGGGGCATCTTCACCAAGACGGTCGACTGGTCGTGTTATTCGCCGAGTGTCGACGCGGAAATCAATGCACGCCATGCCGTGTGGCTTGCGCAAGAGATTCTCAAAGGCGAAGGGGCGGAAGCGAGGCGGTTTAAGCGGACGGATTACGGACTCAACGGATTAACGGGGTACCGCCGTGGCTGAGTTGAGTGCTGAACCTCTGCGATGGGAAGAGTGGCCAGACGCGCGAAGCGTATTCGCAACGCTGGAACCGGGCGGCTTCTATCATGTCACCCACTTTGCTTGTGACGTATGGTCGGCATGGGCTTGCGGGACTATCGGATTGGGCCGCTACCGCAGAACGCTCGGGCCGACGCAGTACATAAACAACCTGTTGTACGAGGGCGACAGCGAATCGGATGCCTATTCGGCTGTAGCAGCCCACCGTGCCGCTACTGCTCGTGCCGCCGCCTGGGAACGCTATATGGCAGAGAACGATCCACCGTCGAACGGGCAGGAGTGACGATGCCGCAGCGGATTCAACGTAGGCGTACTAAGGGTTGGCGAATTCCTGAAGGGGTCGTGTACGTCGGCCGCCCGACGAGGTTCGGAAATCCCTTCCATGCCTACAAGTGCGACTGCTGCGGGTACTGGGATGTGAAGGATGACAATGGAGTGACGTACCTAGTCAACCACGCCTACGTCCGGCAAGTGCACATCCGAAACGACCCGCACACGTGGACCTCCCAGTCAGAAGCTGCCCGAGAGGCCGTGCGCCTCTACGCCGCTGAGCTGACCTACTGGCTCGGCGGAAGGATGAAGAACGAATTCGAGTTCCGTACTGCGGTGGAGTCGCTGCGTGGCCGAGACCTCGCTTGCTGGTGCCCTCTCGATTCCCCTTGCCATGCAGACTTTCTACTCAAGCTCGCCAACGATCCACCGTCGAACGGAGAAGCCTTGTGACTGCTGTACCTGTTGAGCCGGATGGGGATCTTCCGGGTGCGTTGGAGAAGCTGCGTGACGGTGTGTCCGCGTTGACTGATCCGAAGTTGCAGATTGTGGAGGGCCGTAAGGAATGGGCTGAACCGCTGTACGCGTCGTTGTGTGACGCGGTCGAATCAGTGGAGGGCAGCGGAATGTTTATGGGGGTGGCGAAGTCTCAGCCCCCGATCTGGACAGACGCGTTCGACCTACGCAACGAAATCGATGTGGAAGTCAAGCAGTGGCAGTCTGATCCGGGTGTGTTCGACGGCGACCTCACCCACCCGCCAACACCCGAAACGGTCAGGCGGCTCAGGATTCTCGAATCGTTGAAAACGTGGCGGCCCCAAGACACCAAAACCCTGGACGGCTACAGCAACAGCCTTGAAAACTGGTGCAACAGAATCAACCACCTCTTGAACCCTGAACCTGTCAAAACCGTTTCCGCGCCCTGCCCAGCCTGCCAGAAACGCTGGGTGTACCGCCGCGACTCAGCCGGCGAGAACGTCCGCCAGCCAGCCCTGCAACTCACCGCACAAGGTTGTAGCTGCCAGGCCTGCCACTACACGTGGGGGCCGCAATACTTCATGCACCTCGCTGCGGTACTGGAATGCCCATTGCCCGAGGGTGTTTTGGAATGATTCGTGAGTTGGGTGTGCGGCGTTGGATAGCGTGGCGGCTAGTGCAGCTTGCACGTCTGTTCTATGACGCTGAGTGGCGCGAGTTCATCAGCATTGAAACTCCTGACGGCAAGCATCTACGAATCGACGTTGTGGGCGACGAATATGGGTGCGGCGTCTCGTCAACATCTGGGATAAATTGGGATCCAACAGGTGCGGTCACTTCCGCCGACGTGTCGGGCCTAACGTTTCGGTGGCACGACGCTGTGCGGCCGAAAGATTTGGGCTAGCCCAAACGTTAGGCGTATTGAAGAGACTCGGGAGGGACACGCGAACTTCCTGGTGCGGCTAGCTTCTGGACCGCCCACTGGTTCACTGACACTCCCTCTTCGGCTGCCTCGATCGTTAATTGCCGGTGCAGCGCTGAGGATCCGCGGACAAGGAACTTGCCGCTGTAGGTGCGTTCCGTAAGTGGGGTGGGCGGGACTTCGCCGGTTTCCTTCATGTCTTCGAGTACTGATTCGACCACGGCGACAAGACCGGAGATGGCTTGTGCCGGATCGGGGTCCAGCCAAGACAGGGACGGAAACTCGGCCACCAGGGCGACGTATTCGTTGTCCTCGGGTGACCATTGAACTCGGTAGGTGTAGTGGTTCACTTGCTGTCCTCCTTCTTCTGCTGGTTCAGTTTGTCGATTGCCGCTAGGACTTGTTTGATCTGGTAGGGCTTGGCTTTGCCTTTAGCGGATTGGATGTTGACGCGGGGGTCACCGGCCCATGGGGTGCGGAACACTGCGTGGCTGGTGCCGTTTTGGCGTGGTTCACCGAAGTGGTGGACGCACACTTTGTGTAGGTCAGCGTAGGAGATGCTGCGTAGTTCCCGCATCTGGGCGAGTGTTTTGTCTACCTTGCTGACCATGCACCAATGATAGCGCATGTGATATCACTCTGCATAGACTCGCCGACAAATCACACCCTTGTAATTCACGCTGAAAATCGCTAGTATCTGAACTCGTACGAGAGGTGTGCCCGCAGCCGGGTGCGCCTCTTTTTGCTTTCAGACCAAATGTTTGAGCCCCGCACCTGTTCTAGCAGGCCGGGGCGACGGTCAAACCTCTTGGAAGGCCCAACATGGCTGACTATACGACGCTGCCACCGAACCCAAAAGAACTGATTCGGTCACGGTCACACGAGACTGCATCAGGATGCTGGGAATGGAATCGAAAATCTAAGCGCCGCTACCCACGTCTCATGGTTCAAGGGATCGGTTACGACGCGCACCGGCTCTCATATCAGGTCTTCAACGGGCCTATAGGTGACCTATACGTCTGTCACACCTGCGACAACCCTCAGTGCGTCAATCCTGCGCATTTGTTCGTTGGCACACACGCCGACAACATGCGGGACATGGCAGACAAGGAACGTAGTTCACGAGAATTTCGGAATCCCAAGTGCAAGTTGAGCGACGACGACGTCCGCAAAATCCGTTACATGCATAAGCGTGGGTTCCCCTTGTCGTGGATCACGGCCGAGTTCCCGCACGTGAGCAAGGACTACATCCGGCAGGTTGCCCATAAATATCCAACAGCCGACGGCGTGGCCCGCCGCGCTAAAGCGGGCTAACCCACTTCATTGGAGGTTCCCATGCCTCTGTCTCGTGTCCGCTGCTGCATCCCCTGTGGCCGTATCCGCTACGCCCCCTGCTCTGCAGGGTGTCGAGTAGATCCCGAGAACGACCCAACAAGCTGGACAGAACAGGTGATCGTGAGCGGTGACAATGAGCGCGATTAACTGCCTTGGTTGCGGATCGGAAGTGGGGCAAGACGGGCAGTGTCCGCGCCCGGAACACTGCGGAAACTGCCCACCTTGGGACTGTGACGAATGCGGCCAGCAGTGCTCGATCAGCACCACTTGCGGGTGCTGGATTTTCTTTGAAGGCATGAACCTCGCCGACATCAAGGCGGTACTCGCCGCAGCCGATCTGAGTGTCAATGTGGAGGTGCCGCCATGCTCGATAGATTCTTCGCAGCACTAGCCGGCGCCATGGCCCCTCTACTCGTGGCCATGTGTGAGCGCATCGCGGATAAGAAGATCCCTGACGACACGGTGCCGAAGTTTATGGACGGCCTACTGGACATCGCCCGCGACGGCGTTGACCGCGCTGTCGGTGTGGTGCAGACGTCCGCCGACGGTATTGCCGGTAGCGCGGAAGTTGAACTAGGCCAGCTCGGTTCGGTGAATCGCCCCGGGTTTGGTGCACACCTGGTTATTGGTGTGCAGCCTCTGGTTGGGCTGTGTTTGTAGCGTAGTGGACGGTCTCGTATTCGATGGGTGGGATGCGGCCCAGGCGGTGCATGAGCCGGTCGGTGTTGTACCAGTGGACCCAGTCGGCGGTGAGCAGTTCGACGTCGGTCAGGCGGTGCAGGGGGCCGCGCCGGAACGGTGAGTCGTCGCGGACAGCTTCGGTCTTGTACAGCCCGATGGTCGTTTCGGCCAGGGCGTTATCGAAGGCATCCCCGACTGTGCCGATGGAGGCCACCAGCCCGGACAGCGCGAGGGTTTCGCCGAACCTCACCGAGGTGTATTGCGATCCCGCATCGCTGTGATGAATAGTGTTGCCCAACAAGGGATTACCTTCATTTTCGCGGAGTTGTGAGGCATGGCGGATCGCCTGGCGGACGAACCGGTCTTCCTTGCTGGCTGAGCAGGTCCAGCCCACGATCCGGCCCGCGTAGGCATCGACGGCGAACGCGGTGTAGACAAACGCCCCGCTGGCCAGGCGGACGTAGGTGAAGTCCGCTACCAGCAGCACGTTGGGTGCGGGCACCCGGAACTGTCGTTTGACCAGATCGGCTGCCCGTGCCGCGGCCGGATCCGCCACGGTGGTGCGGACCTTCTTGCGACGGGTGACCCCGCGCCAGCCGTTGGCTCGCATGAGGCGCTCCACGGTGCAACGGGCCACCGCGATGCCCTGGCGTTGCAGATGAGCCCACATTTTGGTGGCACCGTACAACGACTCCGGCTTGCGGCGGCCGTGCTCGTCGGGCTCGTAGAAGCCGGCCAGCACCTCGGTGATGACGGTGTCCCACAGGGCCCGCGCTGACGGGGGTCTCGACAGCCAGGCGTAGAAGGTTCTCGGGGCGATCGTGACACCGTGCTCGGTGAGCACGCGGCAGATCGGAGCGACCCCGAACCGAGCTCGATGCTCGGCGATGAACGCACAAATCAGCGGGGTCGCGGGTCGCTCTCCCGCACGAAGAAAGTTGTTGCTGCCTTGAGTATTTCGATGGTTTCCTCAAGCTCCCGGTTCTTGCGCTTGAGTTCCCTGTTCTCGCGCGCGACGTCGATGGGCACCCCGTCGCGGACCCCGGTGTCAACATCGACCTGGTTGACCCACCGGCGCAGCGATTCGTAGGACACTCCCAGCCGTTTGGCCACCGCGGTGACGCAGGCCGTGCGGGTGTCGTACTCCTCGGCGTGGTCGGTGACCAGCCGCACCGCCCGGGCCTTGAACTCGTCGTCGTACTTCTTCGGCATGATGCGGACAACCTTCCCTCGAAAGAAGGTGTGCATCAAACCCGGGGCGGTTCACGGAGATCAGGGGAGTGGTCAAAGCGGCCAACCCGATCGACATTCTCGGCAGCCTGTTCGGGCGGCGAGGATGAACGTTCCTGAAGGATTTTGGCTCGGCCTCGTCGCCGTTCCGGCTGTTGTTGCATTTGTGTCGGTGGCTGTCGGATTGGCCGCTGTCGCGATGAGCTTGCATTCCAAATATGCCGGTAGCGCCTACAAGCTGGTACCCCGAAAGTTCGATAGCCATGCTGGCATGGCGTCGATTGTGGCCTGCGCTAAGTGGGTGCGCTACATGTGGATTCCCGGATTCCATGTCGTCATATGCAAGACCTCAATCTCGGGGCGAGAGCCTGGTCGGGCGGTCCACGCCCGCGTGAAGTGGGCCATCGTCGATGCACTTGAGCGCGACGACAGCTGATTTGCCCCTGTAGCCTCCCTGTTCTAATATCGAACAGGTGTTCGAGCGGTGGTCTAGCAACCCTCGCTTTCCCACGCTCAAAAAGCTGTACCGAACCGTCTACGTCGACATGAACCAAGCCCTGCCCGGCTGCGTCGGCGGATTAGTCAAGAACCGCAACATCACCCTCAGGGCGGAGGGTTTACGCCTAGAGGCTTGGATGCGCGGCCACCAGATCGCCTGGATACGCACCCACGATCTGCACTGGATAGCAGTAGTACAGGTTGAAGCCCACTCGGAAAACGAAATGTCGTCGGTGACGATGACGTTGTGGCTGCCCCCGAAAATGTTCCAGTTGGACAAGCCCGAGGGCTTCTACGAGCCGTACCGGAGACGGTTGTAGACACCGCGACTTACGCTGTAGCTCGGTAAAATTGAGGGATGAGCGACCCAACCATGAGTGGCGACCCAGCCGTGGAGGCTGCACATCGGTCATTTCACCCCAAATACAATTACTCATGGGAAGACAAAACTTCTGGCGTCGCCTCTGCCCGTGAGGCTTTGAGGCCAGTACGGGAATGGTGCGACAAGTGGCTCAACGAGCTCTCTATTCGCGGCCTAGGCGAGGCGCTGGACGAGTTGGCGCCGCTGATCTTCACGGCAGAGGAACTGACCGATGACTGAACCATCTCAAGCCCATATAGACCGGGCACGTGAACTCGGTCTCTCTTTCGATCCTTCTGATATATCGGATGAAGAGTTAAGCCGTGCTATCGCAACGTATGAACGGGTTTACATCGAGGCGATGACCGAGAATGCCGGTAGGGGCACTGATACTCCTACTGAGCGCCGCAGGATGTTCGGTCCCGGTTCGATAGACGACGTACAGAATCCGGGATGAGCGCGGACTACGACGACGAGCTGATCGCCAATATCGAAGACGTCATCTGGACTGCGCTGGAGCTACAAGCCGAACAAGGCATGGGGCCCTATGTTGACCGCGATATGGGCATGGTCGACGCTTCTGGCGCTGGATTGGATATGACCGCTGTGGCTGCTGCTGTCGCGGCGATATTCGTTGATAAGCAAGGCGACTGCTCGTGGTGTCACAACCCATGCGCGGTGGATGGCTGGAAACTACCGCTAGACACCGCTGATCCCGTTGAAACACGGGATAATTGAGGTATGCCCCACCACCCGGAAGACAATCCCCGACATCTGTATCGCCCAGACGGGACGGAAGTCTTTGCCTGCATACACTGTCCCAATTGCTACGAGATGGTGAATGTTCGATGCTGGCGCTGCGATTGGAAGCGTCCCGAGCAGTCGCGCGAGGATTGCCTTCGTCTCGCCGCTAGCGGCATGTGGGACCACGAGCGCGGTATTCCGAAAGTCGCGCACACTCGGTCGTCTTGAATCCCTTTGGGAGGCAATCATGCTTGATGGTCAACCGTTGGGCGAGTACCCAGAGCTGCGCCGTGAGGGCTGCTTGTGGACACCATGTGTGGCATGTGGTGTTCACCCCGAACGTGAACGCTGGCAGACATCACCGTTATACGGCGTCTTCGACCACCTCTAACGCCATGGCCCTCACCGCTAACCAGCTCCGCATTCTAGAAGCGTTGCAGCGGTTACGTATAGCCCGTACTGAGGGTGATGTTGACGCCGAGCTTGTGGCCTACAGCCGCATGGATGAGCTACTGGATCGTGAACCTAGGGGCATAGGTTCCGTTTCGCCGATCGCGCCATAGCCAGCAGATTGGCTGGTGTCGCGTTCGGATAGTTGGAGTGCGAGGCGACCTGTTCCGGGGTTTCCCCGTTGCGCAGGTCGTTGCACATCCCGTTCCCGGCAGCCAGCAGGAACGGCCGGGACTGCCACATCACTTGGAAGCCCTGCCCGGACAGTTCGTCCAGGTAGGCGTCATCGTCCGCGTACGCCGCGGGCGCGAAAAAAATGCTGGCCGCTACGGCGGCTGCAGCTGCGATCTTGATCATTGGCGGATCGTAGACCTCCACCCCGACGGGTACAGGCGAAACGGGAGATCAGATGGCCGTGCAGCACTGCGAGTACTGCGGGCGCCGCCTCCGGTACGACTGCTGCCCGCACTGTGAAGAGGGGCAGTAGTGCTCGGGGTTGCGATCACCACCCACAACCGCCGAGATGTTCTTCTCAACGCTCTAATGCATTGGATCGAGCACACGTCGGCTGATGTGCCGATTGTTGTTGTGGACGACGGCAGCGACGAGCCCCTATGTCTTGAGGGCTGGCGGGGTATCCCGGTGCATCGAGTGCCGAGCGTGAGTGTTGTTCGCCATCCAGTACCTATGGGGATAGCGGTGGCGAAGAACCGCTGCATCGCCGAGCTCATGGACTTGGGGTGCGACCACCTGTTTCTCGCTGACGACGATGTGTGGCCCACCGTAGATGAGTGGTGGCAGCCCTACGTTGAGTCCCCGGAACCGCATCTGTCGTTCCAGTGGCCCAGCGGCGGCCGACACAGCGTCACCCACCAAGACGAGCAGCATTTCGCCATCGGATTCCCCCGCGGAGTTCTCCTATACGCCGAACGCCGAGTGATCGACACGGTGGGCGGCATGGACACCGGATATGGGGCGCACGGCGGAGAACACGTCGACTGGTCACAGAGAATCCACGACGCAGGGCTGACGCGATGGCCATTCGCCGATGTCCGCGGATCACACAACCTGATCTACTCCCGTGACAAAGCCGAAGGGAACCGCACGGGTTCTTCCCGGTTTGAGCTTCCCGAGCGTGCCCGGATGTGTGAGGCGAACGGAAACCGTTGGGGTCACAAGCACCCAACATGGCCGTACTTTCCCTACCGGGAAGGTGAAGGCGTCCAGGACTACCAGTTAGGCCCGTACTTCCCTCCCGTGGAGCACTATTCGCTACTGCGGCATGTGGTGGGTTTGAGACCTTCCGGTGTGGCTTTGGAGTTCGGGGTAGGTAAAGGTGAATCGACCCGCATCATGGCCGAGCACATGCCGGTGATCGGGTTCGACAGCTTCACCGGTTTACCCGAGGATTGGCGTGACGGGTTCCCTAAGGGGTCGTTCGCGCATAAACCACCTGCTATCAACAACACTCGCCTAGTGATAGGTCGGTACGCCGACACCCTGCCAGGGTTCACGTTCCCTGAGTGTGGTTTGGTGCATATCGACTGCGACCTGTACTCGTCCACGGCAACAGCTTTGGAGCACCTACAGCTCAAGCCGGGAACTTATGTCGTTTTTGATGAGTGGCACAGCTACGACGGCTGTGAAGACCACGAGATGAAAGCCTGGCGAGAGTACGCCGACCGCACCGGCATCAACTGGTGTGTGGTTGGGCATTCGCATGAGGCTTGGGCGATTCGGATCACCTAGGGAGTTGTGTTGCGAGTCATCCTCTTTGTGTTCGCAGGCCGCAAAGCCAATATGCAACTTCAAGTCCCGTACATCAAACGCATCCTGGCTGAGCATCCGAACGTCGAATACCACGTATGGAACCTCGCCCGCGACCCCAAGGATGCGGAGTATCTGCAAACCATCACGGGCGAGCGGATCACCGTCCGCAACGACTTCCATGGCGGATGCCATTGGACCGGTTTCAACAAGGTGTGGTGGCACTACGCCCAACCTGAATACCAGGACTGTTTGTTCGTCAAGGTCGATGACGACGACGTGTTCTTCGAAACCGCACGCTTCGGTGAATACCTCGAGGCGATAGACAACAACCGGGGAAGTGTTGTCTCCGCGCTGACTGTGAACAACGGCGCCTCAACATGGTTAGAGCCGCTGATTTGGCGCGGCTTCGAGAACCTGCACATCCCCTTGTTGGATGTGCACATGTCCGGCGACTACGCCCACATGTCACACGTGCACTTCCTCACCCACTGGCGGGATATGACCGGTCAACCCAACCAGGTAATCCCGACGACGGATTGGTTGTCGATCAACTGCATCGGACTCGACCACCCCACCCTGAAACGCATCGCGGACCTACTGGACACCCCTTCGCCTGCCCATATCGCCGGCAGGGATTGGCCGCCCGGTTTCAAGATCGGTGACGAAGGTGCAGCCAACATGCAGCCCCGAGTAATCCACAGAGGGTTTGTGGTCTCGCACCTATCGTTTGGACCGCAGCAGCTCCCCGACGAAACTGATCCGCCCCGGCATGTCGGGAGGTTCTCTTATCTGAGTGCCTCCTCGGCATGAGGGTGCCGTTGGCGATGGTAGTAGAGCGCTTCGGCCCGATCGGGGGTCAGGTCCTGGCAGTAGCCGTTGGGTCGCTGACGGTTGTAGAAGGCCACCCATTCGGCGGTCCCCAGCGCCAGTTCGGTGGCACCGGGATAGAGCGGCTGGCGGTCGATGAGTTCGGTCTTGTAGCTGCTGTTCACCGATTCGGCCAGAGCATTATCGAAACTATCCCCGACGGATCCGACTGAAGGCAGGATCCCCTCAGCGGCCAGACGTTCGGTGAACGCGACCGCGGTGTATTGCGAGCCCGCGTCGCTGTGGTGGATAAGTGAATCCAAAGATGCTGCACCCGAACGCTTTCTGGTGTCGATAGCGTGGTCGATCGCATCGGTCACCAGCTTCTGGGTCATCTCGGTAGCCACCTTCCAACCCACGATCTTGCGGGCATAGACATCGGTGACGAACGCCGTGTAGGCCCAGCCGGCACGAGTCCGGCAGTAGGTGAAATCGGCCACCCACAATCGGTCAGGCGCACCGGCGACGAAATTACGCCGGACCCGATCCGGGGCTCGCGTCGCTGCCGGATCGGCGACGGTGGTGCGCACCCGCCGGCGCTTGCACGCACCCCGCCAACCCATCTCCCGCATGACCCGTTCCACGACACAGCGCGATACGTCGATACCATTGGTGCGCAATACAATCCATGTCTTACGAGCGCCCAGGACTCGGTACAGACTCTGCGATTGGCGAAGCTGCCAGATCGCATCGATCACCTGCGCATCGGCCCAGTCGGCTTTCGAGGGGCCCTGACGGGCGCGGTGGGCGTAATACGTCGACGGGGCGATCGTGACGCCGTACTCGGAAAGCACAGCGCACATCGACTCGACACCCCACTTGAGACCATCAACGCCCACCCGCATGTGCTGGTGGGCGCTGATGAACTCCACGACTACTGAGAGGGCCGGTCGAGCTCGGCGGCGAAGAAAACCGAGGCCGCCTTCAAGATCGCGTTGGCCCGCTTGAGTTCGGCATTCTCCCGGCGCAGCTTGCGCAGGACCTCGGATTCCTCGCTGGTCTGCCCCGCCCGAGAGCCGGCGTCGATCTCAGCCTGGCGGACCCATTTGCGCACCGTTTCGGCAGTACCGACGCCCAGCAGGTCAGCAACCCGGCCCATCGCCTCCCACTCCGAAACTGTCTCGCTGCGCAGATCGGCCACCATCTGCACCGCCCGCACCTTCAGCTCGTCTGGATACCGCCTCGATGACTTCGATCCCACGTGCCCATCCTTCCCAACGGAAGAACTCTCCAGACACGCCGGGGCGGATCAAACATGGGACAAGCTGCGCTGGTGTTACGCCAAGGTCGCAGGGGAGTACCTGTGAACGTCGCCGTGATTATCCCGTTCCGGGACCGCGGTAAGGACCCTCTAAGGCCCGCGAATCTGCGGCGCGTCTTGATGGGCATGGAGGGGCTGTATCGCATCCATGTTGTTGATGACGGCCGCTCGGGCTATGAGTCGTTCAACCGATCCGCCGCATATAACCGCGGTGCCGACATGGTTGACGCCGACGTGCTTGTCTATTGCGAATCAGATCTGCTGGTCGACCCTGTCCAGATTCGGGAAGCGGTCGCGCAGGCTTCGTCGACGCCAGGTTTAGTCGTTCCGTTCTCACGCTTCATGGCCATTACCCCCGAGGACTCGGTTCACGTCCGAGACCTTGAGTTAGAGCCCGAAGAAGCTGTATCGCATCAGGTCCGAGGCGACCGTCAGTCGATCGGTGCCGTCAATGTCGTCTCCCGGGAATCTCTTTCACTCGTCGGTCAGTACGACGAGTCGTTTGAGGGTGCTTGGTATGACGATGACGCGATGTGCCGAGCGTTTGAGGTGTGCTGCGGCCCAACCCGCTTCATCGACGGCCCTGGATATCACCTGTACCACCTACCCGGTGCGAGCGGCGATCATTTGACCGACGCTGATCGTGCCGCCACCGAACGCAACAAGGCCCGCTATCAGCTGTATCGGCAGGCGACAACACCTGAACGTATCCGCGAACTCACTGCAGGGGGTGTGTGATGGCCGACCATCTCATTACCGGCCCTGACGGCACCCAATACACCTTGGCGGAGTGGGTGAACTCCCACATCGTTGGAACGTTTGAGCAGATGCTCCCCGGCGGGAAGACCCGCAAGGGTGGTGCCTGCTCCTGTGGGTGGCGCACTCCACCTTTTGATCCTGTCGGTGGCCGCGCTAGAGCGATGGCCGTTGAACATAAGCGTCTAGAAGACCTCGCTGATGAGATGCGAAGGGAGAACGGTTAATGGCAGCCTTCGTGTACTTCACTGTGGCCGACACCTATCAGGCCATCGTCTCTGACGGGTCCGATGAGGGTAGCGAGCCGGATCTGAAGATGATTTCTGGCACTGTCACTTTCACTCCTTCGGTGAAGGAAGTGCTGGCCACCATCTCCGATATCCCGACCACGGTGCGTTTGGAGCCGATCATTGGCCGCATCGAGGAAGACGGTGTGCTGAAGACTCTCGATTCCACACCAGGTGTGAAGTTGCTCGCCAACACCGAAGCCATCGGGCCACTGCCCGAGCTGACATATCGGGTCGACTTCACGAACGTGGTCTACAACCGCAAGACCAACCAGCGCATCGAACCGTTCCGGTTCGCCGCTGCCACAAGCGCCACCACCCTGCGCTTGTCTTCGGTTGAGCGCCTGCCCCTCTAAGTGACCTACCGCATCGGCATCGTCGCCCACAACAAGCGGGCCGCCGCAGCCCACAACCTGATGGAAGCTACAGGTGCAGCGTTCCTGTCGTTAGACAACGGATCTAAAGGCTGCAACGGCAATCTGAACCGCCCCGGGTTTGATGCACACCTTCTTTCGAGGGAAGGTTGTCCGCATCATGCCGAAGAAGTACGACGACGAGTTCAAGGCCCGGGCGGTGCGGCTGGTCACCGACCACGCCGAGGAGTACGACACCCGCACGGCCTGCGTCACCGCGGTGGCCAAACGGCTGGGAGTGTCCTACGAATCGCTGCGCCGGTGGGTCAACCAGGTCGATGTTGACACCGGGGTCCGCGACGGGGTGCCCATCGACGTCGCGCGCGAGAACAGGGAACTCAAGCGCAAGAACCGGGAGCTTGAGGAAACCATCGAAATACTCAAGGCAGCAACAACTTTCTTCGTGCGGGAGAGCGACCCGCGACCCCGCTGATTTGTGCGTTCATCGCCGAGCATCGAGCTCGGTTCGGGGTCGCTCCGATCTGCCGCGTGCTCACCGAGCACGGTGTCACGATCGCCCCGAGAACCTTCTACGCCTGGCTGTCGAGACCCCCGTCAGCGCGGGCCCTGTGGGACACCGTCATCACCGAGGTGCTGGCCGGCTTCTACGAGCCCGACGAGCACGGCCGCCGCAAGCCGGAGTCGTTGTACGGTGCCACCAAAATGTGGGCTCATCTGCAACGCCAGGGCATCGCGGTGGCCCGTTGCACCGTGGAGCGCCTCATGCGAGCCAACGGCTGGCGCGGGGTCACCCGTCGCAAGAAGGTCCGCACCACCGTGGCGGATCCGGCCGCGGCACGGGCAGCCGATCTGGTCAAACGACAGTTCCGGGTGCCCGCACCCAACGTGCTGCTGGTAGCGGACTTCACCTACGTCCGCCTGGCCAGCGGGGCGTTTGTCTACACCGCGTTCGCCGTCGATGCCTACGCGGGCCGGATCGTGGGCTGGACCTGCTCAGCCAGCAAGGAAGACCGGTTCGTCCGCCAGGCGATCCGCCATGCCTCACAACTCCGCGAAAATGAAGGTAATCCCTTGTTGGGCAACACTATTCATCACAGCGATGCGGGATCGCAATACACCTCGGTGAGGTTCGGCGAAACCCTCGCGCTGTCCGGGCTGGTGGCCTCCATCGGCACAGTCGGGGATGCCTTCGATAACGCCCTGGCCGAAACGACCATCGGGCTGTACAAGACCGAAGCTGTCCGCGACGACTCACCGTTCCGGCGCGGCCCCCTGCACCGCCTGACCGACGTCGAACTGCTCACCGCCGACTGGGTCCACTGGTACAACACCGACCGGCTCATGCACCGCCTGGGCCGCATCCCACCCATCGAATACGAGACCGTCCACTACGCTACAAACACAGCCCAACCAGAGGCTGCACACCAATAACCAGGTGTGCACCAAACCCGGGGCGATTCAGCGTGACGCAAAGCCTCATCGCCGCGGGCTCCTCATTGATAGCACCCACACCTACCAGCTCGATCTAGGGGAACTCACCGCCGGCCAACTAACTCCCGACTTAGCCTTGTTGCCACTGTCTATCCGTGAGGTCGAGGACCCGATCGAACACGGTGCCACCCTCGAGGGGCAGCCGGTGTGTCCTGTTGTGCGGTTCGTCAATAACCGGGATGCCGACGATTGGATTGTAGGCGAGGTTGCACCGCTCATTCAGGCACAGCAGACGATCAACAACGTCAACTTCGACCGACTGATCGTCAGCCGTTTCGGCGCCTTCCCGCAGAAGGTAATCACAGGATGGGCCGGAACTAAAGAGGAAGTACTCAAAGCTTCGGGAATGCGTGTCTGGGCCTTTGAAGACGAGGGTGTCGACGCCAAGAGTTTCCCAGCTGCATCGATGGACGGCTACAACAGTCTCCTTGCATCGATGGTTGAGCATGTTGCGATGACAGCGGGGATCTCCCCGTCTCAAGTAACGGGAAAGATGATCAACGTATCCGCCGATGCCCTGGCAGCAGCGGAAGCGACTATGCAGCGCAAGCTGTCTGCCAAGCGCGACTCCTTCGGTGAGTCATGGGAACAAGTATTCAGAATCGCCGCATCAATGGATGGTGATGCGCAGACAGCCGATGACTCAGCAGCAGAAGTAGTTTGGCGCGATACGGAGGCGCGTTCCTTCGCAACCGTGGTTGATGGAATCGTGAAACTTGCTTCAACTGGCATACCCATTGAACTGATGCTCACATCGGTTCCGGGATTCACCCAGCAGCAGATCCAGGCCATATCTAAAGCCATGCAAGAAGGTCGGCAGAACGAACAACATCCCGTACCGCCACCCACACAAGAACTTCCATCGCAGCAGTGATGAAGGCGCCCACGACCAGCGCTCAATGGTCGGTCGCTGACGAGCATAAACGGAGGCACCCCTATGGGTGAATCGCCCCGGGTTTGGTGCACACCTGGTTATTGGTGTGCAGCCTCTGGTTGGGCTGTGTTTGTAGCGTAGTGGACGGTCTCGTATTCGATGGGTGGGATGCGGCCCAGGCGGTGCATGAGCCGGTCGGTGTTGTACCAGTGGACCCAGTCGGCGGTGAGCAGTTCGACGTCGGTCAGGCGGTGCAGGGGGCCGCGCCGGAACGGTGAGTCGTCGCGGACAGCTTCGGTCTTGTACAGCCCGATGGTCGTTTCGGCCAGGGCGTTATCGAAGGCATCCCCGACTGTGCCGATGGAGGCCACCAGCCCGGACAGCGCGAGGGTTTCGCCGAACCTCACCGAGGTGTATTGCGATCCCGCATCGCTGTGATGAATAGTGTTGCCCAACAAGGGATTACCTTCATTTTCGCGGAGTTGTGAGGCATGGCGGATCGCCTGGCGGACGAACCGGTCTTCCTTGCTGGCTGAGCAGGTCCAGCCCACGATCCGGCCCGCGTAGGCATCGACGGCGAACGCGGTGTAGACAAACGCCCCGCTGGCCAGGCGGACGTAGGTGAAGTCCGCTACCAGCAGCACGTTGGGTGCGGGCACCCGGAACTGTCGTTTGACCAGATCGGCTGCCCGTGCCGCGGCCGGATCCGCCACGGTGGTGCGGACCTTCTTGCGACGGGTGACCCCGCGCCAGCCGTTGGCTCGCATGAGGCGCTCCACGGTGCAACGGGCCACCGCGATGCCCTGGCGTTGCAGATGAGCCCACATTTTGGTGGCACCGTACAACGACTCCGGCTTGCGGCGGCCGTGCTCGTCGGGCTCGTAGAAGCCGGCCAGCACCTCGGTGATGACGGTGTCCCACAGGGCCCGCGCTGACGGGGGTCTCGACAGCCAGGCGTAGAAGGTTCTCGGGGCGATCGTGACACCGTGCTCGGTGAGCACGCGGCAGATCGGAGCGACCCCGAACCGAGCTCGATGCTCGGCGATGAACGCACAAATCAGCGGGGTCGCGGGTCGCTCTCCCGCACGAAGAAAGTTGTTGCTGCCTTGAGTATTTCGATGGTTTCCTCAAGCTCCCGGTTCTTGCGCTTGAGTTCCCTGTTCTCGCGCGCGACGTCGATGGGCACCCCGTCGCGGACCCCGGTGTCAACATCGACCTGGTTGACCCACCGGCGCAGCGATTCGTAGGACACTCCCAGCCGTTTGGCCACCGCGGTGACGCAGGCCGTGCGGGTGTCGTACTCCTCGGCGTGGTCGGTGACCAGCCGCACCGCCCGGGCCTTGAACTCGTCGTCGTACTTCTTCGGCATGATGCGGACAACCTTCCCTCGAAAGAAGGTGTGCATCAAACCCGGGGCGGTTCAGGATGCACACGGACAGCCACCGAGGTCGATCACATAGACGGCAAGGCACTAGGAGACAACCCAGAACGCCTACAAGCCCTATGTCACGACCACCACAGACAAAAGACCACCGCGACCCTACGTCACCACCCAGGACGACGCAGACCACCAATACACCCAAGCGACACCCTGGGGGGATGACCCCCTCGACCAGCACACGGACATCGGCCAGCCACTCGTCTGCCTGTCCGTGTGAAATGCAAACCGTTTTCACTTAGGAGTTTCGTATGCCTGTAGCGGGTCGTAAGGCGAAGCCCGCTGGCCAGGCGGTGAATCGCCACAAGCCGACACATGATTGGACCGAGGTACTGAATGTGCCGTTTGAGGGCGGCCAGGATCTACCCGACTTTCGTGCCGATGGTCGTCGTTGGCCGGATCGCACGAAGCAGAAGTGGAATGCGTGGCGGGCGATGCCCCACTGCAAGCTGTGGGGGCCTGCGGAATGGGACTTCGCGCTCGACTCCATAGAGCTAGCCGCGCTGGTGCATGAGGGGGAGACGCGGCATGCCACCGAGCTCCGAAACCGGGAGAAGGTGCTTGGAACAACTCTCGACTACCTACGCGACCTACGGATCCGGTACATCGAGGCGCCAACTACGGTAGGCGACTCGGATGCCGGGGTGACGAACATTGCAGACTACCGGGACCTCTGAGCTACTACTTCCTGGATATCGAGTCGACCCAGAGACGGGCGCGTGGCTGACCCTCCCATGGCCGGATGACCCAGACGAGCGGGAAGCGTTGGCGCGCAGCAGTCTGGGGCCGGCAATCATTGACTGGTCCGAGGGGCGCACCGAAGAACCCGGGTTGATTCACTATCAATTTGGGACCCCGTGGCGCTGGACTCGTTTTCAACGCAGGTTCCTGATCCTCTGGTATCACGTCGATTCTGATGGCCGCTTCTCCCATCGGTCAGGGATAGTGCGCGGCGCCAAGGGCACCGGCAAGGACCCGATGGCCGCGGGTATGTGCAACAGCGAGCTATTGGGACCGGTGGAGCTTTACGACTGGGACGAGAAGACTGGCAGACCAATTGGCCGCCAACGTGGATTCCCCCTCGTGCAGGTCATGTCCAACTCACAAGAGCAGTCCAAAGACGTTCTGCGGGTCGCCAATGCGATGTGGGGTGCTGCGGCGCGCGAATACTACGGGCTTGACTGTGGCGAAACGAGAACAGTCCTCAAGGGAAATGGTGGGCGCTTCGAGATCCCCCCTTCCGCGGAGGAATCCGGCGAAGGTGACCCAGCTACGTTCGTTGCTCTCAATGAGACCCACCACATGTCGAAGTCAAATGGTGGCACTCGCGTTGCCAGCATGGCTCGAAGGAATGTCGGAAAGTCGCCGTCTTACATCCAGGCACGCATGTGCGAGTACACCAACGCTCACCGTCAGGGTAGTGACACTGAGGGCGAAAAGGCTTTCAAAGCCTGGCAGAAGCAGCAGGCTCCCGGATACCGCGGCAAGCGCGACATCCTCTACCACTCAATCGAAGCTGCGCCCCCGTTCGACATCCTCACCGAACCGGGTAGGTTCCGGGGGCTAAACCAGGCTTATCTCGATGCTGACTGGAACGACATTCAGCGGAAATCTGATGAGATGGCCGATGATCGAACGTCAGTGGCGGACTCAATCCGCTTCTACCTCAACGGGTTGGCCACCGAAGAGGACGCCTGGATACAGCCGGACTGCTTCGCGGCGCTAGCTGAACAGAAGGTTGTCAACGACGGTGATCAGATTGCACTGTTCGTCGACTGCTCGAAATCGCATGACGCAACTGGGCTCTACGCGTGCCGGTTGGATGACATGTACGCCTTCGCGCCCGGGGATAAATGCGTGTGGCAGAAGCCAAAGGGGTGGGATCAAACAAAGCAGCGGTGGCTAGCGCCGCGGGGTGAGGTCGAGGCGCAGATACGGGCGGCCATCGACCGGTTCGATGTTCAATGGATCGGCATCGACCCTTCGCCCGCCGAGGATGACGATACCGAGGCGCTTTACTGGCAGCCCATGATCGATCGGCTGCATCAAGACCTACGCAACAAGCTGCCGGTGTGGGCGACACCAGGGGATGCGCGCGGCAACTGCGTGCTATTTGACATGAGAATGGCGCAACCAGGCGCCATGGCTAGGAACCAAATGTTCACCGAGGCGGCCGAAATGGTTCGGCGGTGGATCGATGAAGAAGGGCTAGCCGGCGACTTCCGTCACGACGGAAACCCCCATCTCATGACCCACGTGTACGCCGCAAAGGAGCGGCCAAATCAATGGGGCGTCTCACTGTCAAAGGTGACTAGAGACTCCAACAATCTGATCGATCTCGCCGTCTGCATGGTCGGCGCCATTATGGGCGCTCGAGTGGTCCTCAATAGCGGCAAGCGCCGCAAGAAGAAAACCGGCCGTGCCACATTCGCGTAAGGAGGTGCAGCATGCTTGATGAGCAGCAGATCAAGAAACTGGTCTCCGACATGTGGACGTTACAGCTGCAAGAACTCGGCTGGCTGGACCGAATCTACGGGTACGTCAAGGGACTTCGTGGCCGTCCAACGGTGCCCGAGGGCGCTGGTGACGAACTCGAAGAGCTGGCCAAGCTATCGGTGATGAATGTCCTGGGTGTTGTCAGGGATTCGTATGCCCAGAACCTCTCGGTGGTGGGATACCGCGAGGCTACTGCCGAAGAAAATGACCCAGCCTGGAAGATGTGGCAGCGCAATCGAATGGATGCGCGGCAAGCCGAAGTCTATGGTCCGGCACTGACATATGGATCCGGCTACGTCACTGTGCTTCCAGGAGATGCAGGGCCGGTATTCCATCCGAGGTCCCCGCGTCAGCTGTTAGCTGTATATGACGACCCGACGCTAGACGCCTGCCCGCAATACGCGCTCGAAACCTGGGTTACTCAGCGTGAACCGCCCCGGGTTTGATGCACACCTTCTTTCGAGGGAAGGTTGTCCGCATCATGCCGAAGAAGTACGACGACGAGTTCAAGGCCCGGGCGGTGCGGCTGGTCACCGACCACGCCGAGGAGTACGACACCCGCACGGCCTGCGTCACCGCGGTGGCCAAACGGCTGGGAGTGTCCTACGAATCGCTGCGCCGGTGGGTCAACCAGGTCGATGTTGACACCGGGGTCCGCGACGGGGTGCCCATCGACGTCGCGCGCGAGAACAGGGAACTCAAGCGCAAGAACCGGGAGCTTGAGGAAACCATCGAAATACTCAAGGCAGCAACAACTTTCTTCGTGCGGGAGAGCGACCCGCGACCCCGCTGATTTGTGCGTTCATCGCCGAGCATCGAGCTCGGTTCGGGGTCGCTCCGATCTGCCGCGTGCTCACCGAGCACGGTGTCACGATCGCCCCGAGAACCTTCTACGCCTGGCTGTCGAGACCCCCGTCAGCGCGGGCCCTGTGGGACACCGTCATCACCGAGGTGCTGGCCGGCTTCTACGAGCCCGACGAGCACGGCCGCCGCAAGCCGGAGTCGTTGTACGGTGCCACCAAAATGTGGGCTCATCTGCAACGCCAGGGCATCGCGGTGGCCCGTTGCACCGTGGAGCGCCTCATGCGAGCCAACGGCTGGCGCGGGGTCACCCGTCGCAAGAAGGTCCGCACCACCGTGGCGGATCCGGCCGCGGCACGGGCAGCCGATCTGGTCAAACGACAGTTCCGGGTGCCCGCACCCAACGTGCTGCTGGTAGCGGACTTCACCTACGTCCGCCTGGCCAGCGGGGCGTTTGTCTACACCGCGTTCGCCGTCGATGCCTACGCGGGCCGGATCGTGGGCTGGACCTGCTCAGCCAGCAAGGAAGACCGGTTCGTCCGCCAGGCGATCCGCCATGCCTCACAACTCCGCGAAAATGAAGGTAATCCCTTGTTGGGCAACACTATTCATCACAGCGATGCGGGATCGCAATACACCTCGGTGAGGTTCGGCGAAACCCTCGCGCTGTCCGGGCTGGTGGCCTCCATCGGCACAGTCGGGGATGCCTTCGATAACGCCCTGGCCGAAACGACCATCGGGCTGTACAAGACCGAAGCTGTCCGCGACGACTCACCGTTCCGGCGCGGCCCCCTGCACCGCCTGACCGACGTCGAACTGCTCACCGCCGACTGGGTCCACTGGTACAACACCGACCGGCTCATGCACCGCCTGGGCCGCATCCCACCCATCGAATACGAGACCGTCCACTACGCTACAAACACAGCCCAACCAGAGGCTGCACACCAATAACCAGGTGTGCACCAAACCCGGGGCGATTCAATCACCGCCATGTACTTGAGTGGCTATCCACCAGCCCCACCGAGTGGGTTGTTGTCCTTGAGGATGACGCCCAACCTGTAGACGGCTTCCGTACACAGCTCGATAAAGCACTCACCGCAGCGCCTTGTGACATCGTGTCCCTGTATTTGGGGACCAACTATCCGCGTCTATGGCAGCGCGGCATACAGCGCGCCACATCCCAAGCCGACCAAACTGATTCACCCTGGCTGGTATCCGAGCATCTACTGCACGCAGTCGGGTATTGCATACGCACCACCCTGGTACCTGATCTGCTCGAGGCTCTACCTGAGATGCCTATCGATGACGCCATCACCACATGGGCCAGAGACCAAGAGCACCGCATCGCCTACACATGGCCAAGTCTTACAGATCATGAGGACGCAGACACCTTGATCTCCAAGCGCCCAACACGTAACGCCCCACGCAAAGCCCACCGCACAGGCACACGCACCCAATGGGCTGGACCCACAACAGAGCTGGAGTACTGCTGATGCCCGTCCTGGTCTGCTCACGAGGCAAGGAATACGTACACCCATCCGGCACGCACTACCTATCCAGTCCCACCAATGTGCTGCACATCTTCAGCGGTGAAACCAACGTCGCGTCCTACCGTGAATGGGACTACGCCTGGATACCCAACGGAGAACCCGGCACAGGCCAACACGTGGACAACACGTTCAACGTCAACGGCCCGATCAGCACCGCTGATGTGATGAAGCAGCAAGAGCAGCAAGAGCAGCAAGAGCGGCAGCGGCAGCAGCTGCGGCTATCAAGGGATGGACACGGAGCATCCACTGCCCAGTAAGGCATGGCGCGGCGGCAGCACAAGAGCATGGCGCAAGACCAGAGCGCAAGCACTTGAGCGAGCTGACCACATATGCCAATGGCCAGGATGAATCGCCCCGGGTTTGGTGCACACCTGGTTATTGGTGTGCAGCCTCTGGTTGGGCTGTGTTTGTAGCGTAGTGGACGGTCTCGTATTCGATGGGTGGGATGCGGCCCAGGCGGTGCATGAGCCGGTCGGTGTTGTACCAGTGGACCCAGTCGGCGGTGAGCAGTTCGACGTCGGTCAGGCGGTGCAGGGGGCCGCGCCGGAACGGTGAGTCGTCGCGGACAGCTTCGGTCTTGTACAGCCCGATGGTCGTTTCGGCCAGGGCGTTATCGAAGGCATCCCCGACTGTGCCGATGGAGGCCACCAGCCCGGACAGCGCGAGGGTTTCGCCGAACCTCACCGAGGTGTATTGCGATCCCGCATCGCTGTGATGAATAGTGTTGCCCAACAAGGGATTACCTTCATTTTCGCGGAGTTGTGAGGCATGGCGGATCGCCTGGCGGACGAACCGGTCTTCCTTGCTGGCTGAGCAGGTCCAGCCCACGATCCGGCCCGCGTAGGCATCGACGGCGAACGCGGTGTAGACAAACGCCCCGCTGGCCAGGCGGACGTAGGTGAAGTCCGCTACCAGCAGCACGTTGGGTGCGGGCACCCGGAACTGTCGTTTGACCAGATCGGCTGCCCGTGCCGCGGCCGGATCCGCCACGGTGGTGCGGACCTTCTTGCGACGGGTGACCCCGCGCCAGCCGTTGGCTCGCATGAGGCGCTCCACGGTGCAACGGGCCACCGCGATGCCCTGGCGTTGCAGATGAGCCCACATTTTGGTGGCACCGTACAACGACTCCGGCTTGCGGCGGCCGTGCTCGTCGGGCTCGTAGAAGCCGGCCAGCACCTCGGTGATGACGGTGTCCCACAGGGCCCGCGCTGACGGGGGTCTCGACAGCCAGGCGTAGAAGGTTCTCGGGGCGATCGTGACACCGTGCTCGGTGAGCACGCGGCAGATCGGAGCGACCCCGAACCGAGCTCGATGCTCGGCGATGAACGCACAAATCAGCGGGGTCGCGGGTCGCTCTCCCGCACGAAGAAAGTTGTTGCTGCCTTGAGTATTTCGATGGTTTCCTCAAGCTCCCGGTTCTTGCGCTTGAGTTCCCTGTTCTCGCGCGCGACGTCGATGGGCACCCCGTCGCGGACCCCGGTGTCAACATCGACCTGGTTGACCCACCGGCGCAGCGATTCGTAGGACACTCCCAGCCGTTTGGCCACCGCGGTGACGCAGGCCGTGCGGGTGTCGTACTCCTCGGCGTGGTCGGTGACCAGCCGCACCGCCCGGGCCTTGAACTCGTCGTCGTACTTCTTCGGCATGATGCGGACAACCTTCCCTCGAAAGAAGGTGTGCATCAAACCCGGGGCGGTTCAGGGTGAAGCAGTGGAGGAACACGAATCAGGCATTACTCCCGAGTCCCAAGAGGGTGAGGGGCGTGAACCTGAGTCAAAGTTCGACCCAATAACCAATCAAGAAGAATTCGACAAGCGCCTAGCGCAACGACTAGGGCGCGAGCGAGCGAAATTCTCCGACTACGACGCACTGAAAGCCAAGGCGGCCAAACTCGACGAAATCGAGGCCGCCAACAAGAGCGAGCTGCAAAAACTGTCCGAACGGGCCGATGCAGCGGAGAAGCGTGCGGAAAAAGCTGAACTCGAGTCGCTGCGAGCCGCGGTCGCATCTGAAAAGGGTGTCCCGGCGTCATCCCTAATCGGACGCACGCGAGAAGAACTCGAGGCAGGTGCAGACGAACTCATCGCCTGGCGAGATAAGAATGCGCCCCCACCCAAGAAGGTTACAACGGCCACCTCCGGTGGTGGCCTCAAGTCTGGTGCAGCCGCGAACGGCGGTACCGCCCTTTCCCCGAAAGCTCATGCCGCAGAACAGCTGCGGCGCATGCGTGCGGGGAACTAGCAATCTCCCGCGCGAGGAACGACCTCGGCGGAAGTACAACAAATTAGGAGGCTGAGATGGCTGACATCTCTCGCGCCGAGGTCGCTACCCTCATTCAAGAGGCGTACGCCTCGGACCTTTTGAACGCTTCGACCGAGGCATCCACTGCTCTCGCTGCGTTCAGCACTGTCAACATGGGCACCAAGCTCACCCACCTGCCGGTTCTGGCAACCCTGCCCGAAGCGGACTGGGTTGGTGAGTCGGCTACCGACTCTTCGGGCGTCAAGCCGCAGTCCGAGGTCACGTGGGCTGACCGCACGCTTGTGGCCGAGGAAATTGCCGTAATTATCCCGGTTCACGAGAACGTGATCGACGATGCTACCGAGAACGTCCTAGGCGAGATTGCACGCCTGGCCGGCCAGGCCATCGGCAAGAAGCTGGACGAAGCAGTGTTCTTCGGAACCGACAAGCCCGCCTCTTGGGTTTCGCCCGCGCTGCTTCCCGCGGCAGTGTCCGCGAGCCAGACCTTCGCGGTGACAGACGGCACGGCCAATGCCAACGACCTTGTGGGTGCGTCGAACAAGGCTGCTGAAGCCATCGCACTAGCCGGATGGCAGCCCGACACCCTCGTGTCGTCCCTGGCTCTGCGCTACCAGGTCGCCAACCTGCGTGATGCCAACGGCTTCCCCATCTTCCGGGACGAGTCATTCAACGGGTTCCGCACCTACTTCAACCGCAACGGTGCATGGGACGCAGATAGCGCGTCGGCTGTGATCGTCGACTCGTCACGAGTCAAGATCGGCGTGCGTCAGGACATCGCCGTCAAGCTGCTCGACCAGGCCACCGTCGGTTCGATCAACCTCGCAGAACGCGACATGGTGGCGCTGCGCTTCAAGGCACGCTACGCCTACGTTTTGGGCACCGCCGCAACCTCAATGGGCGCCAACAAGGTCCCCGTCGCGGCCGTTATCCCGGACGGAAGCTAGTACATGCTGCTCGCGTCGCAATCCGATGTTGAAGACCGCCTAGGGCGGGACTTAACAGGCGCAGAGGAAGCGCTCCTTCCGGGAATTCTTGAAGAGTCATCCGCGCTCGTCGAGGGATATCTCGGCGTCACTTATACGGATGCCGACCAGGTCCCGGACGTAGTGCGACTTGTTGTTTCCCGGGTTGCGGCGCGAGCACTAACTAGCCCGACGGATGTCCCTGAAGGTGCAGAATCTCTCACGCTTAGCTCCCTGGACTTCTCAGCGACTAGCCGTTTCGGCGGTGGCCGATCAAGCCTCTGGCTGTCTAAGCAAGACCGAATGATGCTGCGCCCACTTCATAGCGGCTTTACGTCAATGCCGATGAGTTCCGAGCGGTATGGGACTTAGGTGAGGTTTCCGACTCCACATCCTGTGGTGCACATTCCTTTTGCAGGAGTGGCACAGGACTCATTGGGTAACGATGTCCCATCATTTGGCGCACCTGAGGCCATGAAGGCAATCGCCTTTCAGCCGCATAGGAGCGAGGACACGGACGGGCACACCTCGCGCGATGAGGCTGAGATGGATCTAGCCATGCCATCCATGCAAGTGGACCTCGTTGACCGGTTTGTGGTGAACGGCCTCCTGTATGAGGTTGTTGGCACTCGGGACAACGACGGTGGATTCCACGGCTGGAAGCCAGGAGTCATCGTCGAGCTCAAGAGGGTTGCCGGCTAGTGGCCCAGTTCAGGATGAATCGCAAGGCGCAGAGCGAATTGACGAAGGAAATCGTCGAGAAGGTGTGTGTGCCTATGATGCAGCGGGTCGCTGACGCCTGCAATCAAGAAGCGGGACTGGAAGACGGTTTCCGCGTATCGGTAGAAGGCGATGATCCTTTGGATAAACGCGACTACCGGGCAACAGCTATCGCCGCAACGGCAGAGGCCATCCGGTACGACCACAAGCACGACGCACTGCTACACAACTTCGGTGAGGCTGGCTGATGTTCGCCTACCACACCCAAGTGGTCAGGGACTGGCTGGACGAAAACATGCCGGTTCGGGTATCCACTGACGTTCCGAAAACGCGCCCAGCGCAGCTGATCACGATCGATTCAGCGCCAATCTCTAGCGGATATTCGGGAGCCAAAGCCCGCGTACTCGCACGGCGCCGCCTGATCATCTACTCGTGGGGCGCCAACGAACTGGACGCCTACAACCTGATCGAGCAGACGCGTGAATGGCTCCTCAAACTCCCCGGCAAGGGCCGCGGAGTGCACGCTGTAGACATCGCAGGGGAACCTGCCCGCCGCGATGACATCGAAAGCGAAACGCGACGGTTCGTGATGACCGTCGATGTAGTAATGCGTTCAAATCCCTGAATTTACAACTAAATACACCCTTTCAAAGGCTCGGCTGCACCGATCTGCTTCTGAAAGGGGCACATCATGGCTGAAGAAGTCGGCAACGTTTTCGCCGCAGAGCCGTCCGCCGCTGGGGCCGCGTTCGTCGCCCCGCTCGGAACTACCCTCCCAACCAGTGTCGACGGAGCACTTGACGCCGCATTCGTCGGTCTCGGGTATGTCGGCGAGGACGGCATCACTGAAACATCGGAGCGGTCCACCGATGAGAAGAAAGACATGGGTGGCCGCATCGTCAAGGTGCTGCAGACCGAGTACAACCACTCGTTCAAATTCGTCCTCCTGGAATCACTGAATGCCGATGTCCTCAAGGCGATCTACGGTGCTTCAAACGTCACCGTTACCCCCGCTGACGGTACTCACGGCACCCAGGTGAAGGTCCGCAAGACCAGCAAGAAGCTGCCCCACCAGACGTGGGTGTTCGACACCATCGACTCGGAGCTGTCCGCGAAGTACCGCAACTGCGTCGCCGACGGCCAGGTCATCTCCGTTGGCGATGTGACCTTGGCCAGCAAGGACACCATCGAATACGAAGTTGAGCTCAAGGTATTCGAGTCGTCCACTGGCGAGTACGTCACCACGTACACCGACGACGGACGGATCGCGGGCTCCTAATAGACGCGGCGGGGCCGAATTCCCCTGCAGCCGAGCGCGGCCCCGCCGCTCTCCAAGCGCTACGGCTGCACACAAATCCCTGAAAGGGGCGATCATGGCTGCAAAAAACGCGACACCCTACGTCCACACCGTGGAAATCGAAGGCGTCGAGAAGAAGATCAACCTCAAACCCTTCGGGTCTGTTCCATCCGGTGTCATTCGGCGTAACCGCAAGAACCCCGAACAGGGTATGTGGGAAATCATCGAGTGGGGCGCCGTATCGGAAGCCGACCTTGCTGTGTTCGACGAGCTGCCCCTAACTGAGGTGGAAGACCTTTTCACCGCCTGGCAGGAGGCCGGACAGGTCACCGTGGGGGAATAGTCGCGCTTCTCGACCTCATCGAGAAGCATGGCACCGCACTAGAATACGACCTCATCAAAGACGGGCTACGCCTTAGGGACTGCCCGTCTGACGAATTCAACTGGCGCGACCTGTGGGTGTACGTCAATCACCCGGAAGAGACAAGCGCGCTATGGAAGTCCAGGAACCCGAAGTATGCGGGCTGGACTCTGACTACCCGACTGCTGGCGATTATCGCTAACGCGCTGCGCTGGCTGGTGTGGGCGAAAACCAAGGACGGACACCGTAACCGGAACCGTCCGGTGCCAATCGGCCCTGATATGGGCGATCAGCAGTCACGCCCCGGCCTGAAAGTTAAAGCCGCGCCCCTCTCGAAGGTCAAAGAGCTACTTGGCCTTTCAGGCGAAGAGCGGCGCGAGAAGAAACTGCGAAACCTGTTCGGAAACTAGGAGGTGACACATGGCTGTTGAACTTTCATCGGGGTATGTGTCCGCCACCGTCAGGTTTGATGGGGTCAATAAGGGCATCAGCAAGCTCTTCGACAACGTCCAGAAGCAAGCAATTGGAGCGGCCAAGAAGACCGGCTCCGCCTACGCTAAAGCCCTTGCTGACGAGGCGAAAACCGCTGCGGATCAGGTTAAAAAGATCTCCGAAACGGTCGCCAAGTCTCGCGACAAAGAAGCTGACGCCGCGGGCAAGCTCAAGGTGGCCCTTGAGAAGCTGAATGAGGCTCGCGAGGCGGGAACCAAGGGCTCGAAGCTCACCGCTTTGTCGGAAGCGCATGCGTCGGCGATGCGTAAGCAGCAGGCCGCGGCTAGTGAACTCGCCAAGGACTTGGATGCGGTAGCACGTGCGCAGAAGCGTGCCTCCGACGCGCAGTCTGCGATCGACAAGTCGTCCAAGCCGATACGTAACCAGGTATCCAGACTCCTATCGGGCTCATCTGATGCCGCGCGTCAGGAAGGTGGGCGTGCGGGCCGCTGGTTCGGCGACTCGTTCTCCAGTGCACTACGCACAACCGGGATTGTTGCCGCAGGTACCGCGGTAGGAAACCTGGCTGCTAATGCGATGACTAAGGCTGCGAGCCTGGCCACGAGCGGTGTTTCGGCGGTTGTCACCAAGGGCCTGGATTTCGAGAAGACCATGAACACCCTCTCGGGTGTCACGGGTTCTTCGGCGGATGTGATGCAGCGGTTCCGCGACACCGCCAAGGCCCTCGGCAACGACATGACGTTGTCGAACACCTCTGCTGCTGATGCGGCGCAGGCCATGACAGAGCTTGCCAAAGCCGGTTTCTCGGTAGATGAATCAATAACCGCGGCCAAGGGCACCCTGCAACTAGCCGCTGCAGCACAGGTGAGCGCCGGACAAGCGGCCGAGATCCAAGCCAACGCGCTACAGGCATTCGGTCTCAAAGCTGACTATGCGGCTAAGGCCGCTGATGTGCTGTCCAATGCCGCTAATGCATCATCGGCAGAGATCACCGATGTCGCGTTCGCTCTTCAGGCTGGCGGTTCTGTCGCACGCCAGACGGGCGTGTCCCTCGAGGACACCGCGGCGAGCATCGCACTGTTGGCCAACAACGGAATTAAGGGCAGCGACGCCGGAACCCTCCTGAAGTCGGCGCTTTTGAAGCTCTCCGCCCCGAGTGATCAAGCCTCGGGGGCGCTGCAAGAACTGGGCGTCAGCGCTTTCGATGCGCAGGGCAATTTCGTTGGCATGGAGGCGCTGTTCGGGCAGCTGCAGGCCGCGTCCAAGCGCATGACGCCCGAAATGTATGCGATGGACACTGCCCTCGCGTTCGGATCGGATGCCGCACGTCTGGCAGGTGTGGCAGCCAAGGACGGCGCAGCAGGATTCGACAAGATGCGCGACGCCATGAACCAGGAAGGTTCAGCGTCGAAGCTGGCGGCAGCCCAAAATCAGGGCCTACCTGGCGTAATTGAGCGGCTGAAGAACGCTGCGGAAACCCTGGCCATCACGTTGTTCGAGAAGATCCAAGGCCCCCTGTCAAGCATCGGCGATGGACTGACCGGCTTCACGAACAAGATGCAGGACGCTTTCGAGAACCCCGCCGTGAGCCAAGCCGCAGGCAATATCGGTTCAGCTCTGTCGACTATCGGAACCGCCTTCGGAAACGTCCTGTCTGCGGTCGGTCCGTCGTTGGTGAGCGGACTATCCGATGCGGTCAACCTGATCGTCCGGTTCAAAGATTTCCTCATCCCACTAGTGGCCGGTTTGGCCGCCTACAAGACGGTGATGCTCGCCATCACTGTCGCCACTAAGGCGTGGGCTGCCGTGCAAGCACTGTTGAATATCGTTCTCACAGCCAACCCTATCGGCCTGATCATCGCCGCAATCGCCGGTTTGGTCGCCGGAATTGTGGTGCTGTACAAGCGCAACGAGACATTCAGAAACATCGTCCAGGCCACGTGGACCGCCATCAAGAACGTTATCGGGGCGGTGTGGGGCTGGCTATCCACCACCGTATTCCCGGCACTGAAAACCGCGTTCACCGCCATCGGCACAGGGGCGATGTGGCTGTGGAACAACGCCATTAAGCCCGCTTGGAACGGAATCAAGGAAGTTATCGGCCTCGCGTGGGAGGTCGCCTCCGATCTGTTCGCGAACTGGAAGCGCGCAATGGACCTGCTGGGTCAGGGCGCATTGTGGCTGTGGAATAACGCGATTTCCCCGGCATGGGAAGGAATCAAGACCGCTATCAGTGCGGCCTGGAGATTCGTGTCACCAATCTTGGATAAGTTCTCCGAGGGGTGGGACGCGCTCAAGTCCGGCATCTCTGGCGCTTCAAGCGCGATCAAAGACGCTGTTACCTCGGCATTCTCGGGACTAGCAGCGGTCATCAAGGCACCCCTGAAAGTCCTAGGAACGTTCCTGGCCGCTATCCCGTCTGAGGTATTCGGGTTCCAGATCCCCGGCGCCGACAAACTCAACTCGTGGGGTAAATCCCTACAAGGCTTCGCTGCAGGTGGCATGGTCCGCGGCGCCGGCACGGGCACAAGCGACTCAATCCTGGCGTGGCTGTCCAACGGCGAGGGTGTTGTCACTGCCAAGGGAATGAAGAACGGCGGTGCGGGCATCGTCGCAGCCCTCAACTCAGGTTGGGTGCCATCTGCCGCGTACCTGCACGACATGATGCGCGCCCCGGGGTACGCCGAGGGATTGAACCCGGGCGCGGACTACCTGCGGTCGATGGTCATGAAGATGTGGCCGCAGATCAAGAACATTTATGGCCGGCGTGCGGAAGACGGATATGGCGAGCACTCCTCCGGCAACGCCATCGACATCATGATCCCGGACTACAACTCGCCGCAAGGTATGGCACTTGGCAACACCATTGCGGCGATGTTGGCGAAGAACGCCAGCGCCCTGGATCTCAACGGATTCATCTGGCGACAGCAGAGTTACGGATACGGTGGCTCGTTCTCGTCAGGCAAGCAGATGCCCGATCGCGGCAGCCCGACTCAAAACCACATGGACCACGTGCATGTGATGTTGGGCTCCGGGCGTGGTTCAAATGCCGCGGCAGTAGGACTACCCACAAGCAGCATTTCGCTACCTTCCGGCGGATCAGTTGCGGCCCAGGCGCTAGGTAACACCTCCGGCTCATCTGGTGGTGGAGCATCGCCCAAGCAGATCCGTGAGGCTGATGACCGCATCACTGACCTGTCCAACCGTCTAGACGTCACCGAGAAAGAGCTCGCAGACCTCGAATCCAACCCCAAGACAAAAGAGACGACCAAGGAGCGCAAACGCGACCAGGTTGACAAGCTCAAACGGGATCTACAGCAGGCGAAGGACGATCGCGGCGCACTGGATTCGAAGGGTTCCGGCGGTTTCGGCGGCGGCAACAACCCGTACGCCAAGATCATGGAGGGAATCTCCGAGATCTTGCCGGACTTCGGCGGCCTCGCTGACATCGGAATCGGCGGGCTCAAGGAATCTCTTTTGCCCCCCGGATTCTCTGACCCAACCCAGTGGGGATTAGTCCAGGCCGGCTCCACGCTCCTGAAGTTCTTTGGCGGCCTGCGCAACAACTCCGACGGCTCACCCCTCCTCGGCGAGGGTGGAGCGCTGTTCGCGAACATCGCCGGATCTGCCATGTCTGGATCTGGTGGCGGGATTGTCGACGCGATAAAGACCGTCATCCCAGCGCCGTTCGGCAGCATGGAGGCTAAGCAGCTTCAGGGCGCCCCAGGCGATATCAACCCCGTCAATCCCGGCGCACAACTCCCCGGAACCGGATACGGCGACATGGGAGCGGCCTTCTCTCAAGGCAGCCCGGGGCCGAACCCGAGCGGAAACGCGCCGACGGTTGATCAATCAGTCACGGTCAACGCAACTAACACGGATGCCGCTATTGCCAAAAACAATGCAGCCCAACTGCAACAGTACCGCCGGAGCAATAGCACGGGCACAATGCCAGGACCACGCTGATGGCACTTTCTAACCCGTGGATCCACGGTCCCGAAACCGGCGAGGACTTTAACAATCTGCCACCACACCTGCAGGGTGTGGAGACGAAGATCGTCTACGTCGGCGTGGTCCACCCGATTCACAAGAAGCGGTTCACCTGGAATCTGCTGGGATCTCATCACGGCAAAGAGGGCGTCGTAATGGCGCCGACAGCGGTGGGGCTCTTCCACACACCATTCGAAACCCTAATGTCCGAAGGGCCTTACCAGATCGGCGCCGAACCAGAACGCACCGACTGGAAAAAACGCATGATCTCCCTGGCTGTTCACGTGAATCCAGATATCGCCCCATGGGATAACAACGGCAAGCTCATCGACACCCCATTCCGGTACCGGATGATCGAGGAACGCTGGTGGGGCTCATGGTCGGCCACCGAAGACGGATATCTAGGGGTCTTCACCCGCACCCATGGATGGCGGTGGCTTCGAGTCCGCCTAGCCGAAGAGCCCAAAGACGCATGGGAACTCGATCCCGTGGCATTTGGCAACAACTTCATGACCTGGAACATGAGCATCGTTGCCACACAGCCCTACTTCGCCAAGCGAACCGAGTTCAAGACGTGGCAGAACGATATCGAAACCTCCACCCTGTGGGACAAGATTGAGGACCTGCTCAACGAATTCATTCCCGGGCTGGATGTGGGTGAAGGGGCCATTCGGGTCCCTAACCGGGGGGATATCGCGGTCTATCCGAAATTCCTCGTGTCTTCGCCTGGCAAGTGCTGGATCCAGGAAGGGGACCGGTGGGTTGAACTCCCACTCCTGAGCCCCAAAGACGGGTACATCATGGTCGACACCGATCCGAATGCCCAAACACTCACCGCAACAACCGATCCAGTTGACCCGCTATTCATGCGGATTCTGCGGAACTCGCAACTCCTCGACGTCCTCCTGCATGACCTGCTTTCGATCACTCTGCCGGTGTGGAGGCGTATGGAAGACCGATTCACCGAAGCATCGAAGATACCGCCTCGAACTCTCGCGGCAGTGAAGGTGCGCCACTCCAACGCTGATGGGCGGGTCACCATGTTTGTTCCCCAACGCTATTCGAAGGGCTTTGCGTAGCAGTGTCGGGTGATTGGTCGATTGATCTGACCGACTTCACGAGCGTGCAGGGAATTCTGGACCGGCTGCTTCGAGATACGCAGACAACGCCAGACCTCGGCGACCCGATGGTGGCATACCGCTATCTCAACGCGCGCCGGCAGGCGATGAAGGATGCCTACAAACAGCGCCCCCTTCTTCGGATCTGGGACAAGCACCATCGCTACATCGCCGACTTGGCTGGCGAAAAGTCAGTTGTTGTCGAGGAAGTCATGGCGGACTCCGGTACCGCCACCGTCGTCATCAAGCACTCCAACTGGCTGTCCAAATTCCTGCTCTACGACCGCCGCGCTGAAGAAGATATCCAATTCACGCTAGATCCAAACCCCACCAACCGTTCCTGGCAGAACCGTTGGGGCGGAAAGATCGTGAACGTCAACGCCGTCCGCGACAAAGACGGCCTGCACACCGTCGAACTCGAAATGGTGCACAACCGGGAACACGCCAAACACATCCTCGGTGGCGCCAATCCTCTACTCCCGCCGGAAATCCAATTTCCGAAGATGTTCTTCCTCCCCTGGAACATGCGCACCGCCGGCTCCATCATCATGTTCCTGAACCTCGCTCGGCAGTTCTTCCCGCTACTGAGCATTCCGACGAACATCTTCAACCCGGGTGCGTGGCTAGGAGTTCGGGACGTCATCGGCGGCCTGAACCCGTTGGCGTGGCCTATCCAGGTCCAATTCGTCAACCCACTGTTCGATCAGTCTCGTACCACAATCCTGTCGTCCCGGTGGCAAGACCTGCACACCGTTTTGGCTGCGCCGATGCAGGACGCCGGCTGCATGCTGCGCGCCTACACCTGGCTGACCGAAGATGACACCTCGCCGCACCCAGAACTGGAGGCACTCGGGGATGCGCTGGCACGCCCAACACGAAACTGCGTTGTCTTCGCATTCGAAGACAAGTCCGGGGTTACTGGACCCACGGGGACCTTGATTGACGGCCCGCTGCGGCTCATCGCGGAGACCGCAGACGATTTGATCACCAACGCCATCGTCCCGCCCGACATGTACGACGAAGACGGCGACGGCAAAACCGATCCACTGATCAGGAAATGGCTGGGGTTCGCCCCCGCTAAGCCCAAGGTTGTTTTCCGCGAAGGGGAATACACCGGGATCATCGACGCTAAGCGGTCCATGAAGGGATCGACAGCAAAGACTGTGATGACGGGCTCCCGGTCACCGGCATGGCTGAATCAACTCCAAACATTCGGCATCAAGTACGGGCTGTCCCAGCTGTCCGCGGTCGTCAGCTATGTGATCGGCGCCTACCAGCAGCCCGGAACCCCCGGTTTGGAGGAGCTATACCAAGGGCAGCTGGATAACACGCTGTTCGCATGGCAACGATTCACCGATCCGCGCCGCGTCCTGCTCATGGGCGACCTGGGGTTTCTGGAGCATTTCGAGCAAGGCCAAGGGACCGCCTACACGTCAGCGGGAATCCTGGATCTGCGCAACGGGCATTGGAAGACAAGGGCGTTCGTCAGCTTCAAGACAAGTATCCGAAACGGCATGCCTTGGATAGCCGATGAGCATTTCACGCTCGGTGACAGGGTCGCGTTCCAGTTGGGAAGCGTCCTGCACGTCGACCAAGTGTCGGCGATCCGCCGCTCATACGACGCTGACTCGCCACTACTGGTTGAACTTTCGCTCGGCCAGGACTTGGACGAGGAAGACCCAGTAGCCAAGTCGATGCGCACCCTCGCGGGCTTCTGGAACCTCGCCGGAACCTTCTTCGGTTCCGACTCAATGTTCTGAGTAAAGGAACGAAATTGGCTGCAGATAAGTACGTTCCGCGTGCCTTACAAGCCTATGCGGAGAAGCAGAAGGCCCAGGACGCGCAGAAAGCGGAGATGGAAAGCGCCTATCAGGACTTTCTGACGGACTGCCACTACCCGCAGGACAAAGACGGAAACCGCATGGACTCGGCGCATTTCGTGTGGCTTGTGGGTTACCACATGATCCGGTGCGGGTGGCGGCGCTCGGCGCAACCCCTCATCAAACCACGGGCCGTCGAGGCACCCGGAGTAGTCGAAGGCGCCATCGAGTGGGTCCCTATCGACGCCCCAGACGACCCCCTAGAGGGCGTCGAGAACATGACGTTCGCACAGATCAGCGCCCTACCAGAGTGGCTGAAACGCAAAGCGATACAGCGACTCAACGGCAACCAAGACGCAGATGACGACCTACCCGAAATGGCCGAACCGGCATGGCGGGTGACTCCGAACATCGCCATCAAAGATGAGCGACCCATCGGGGATGACTTCGTGAAGGGAATCGAGAATGGCTGAACCGGGCGATACCCCCTACCTTGGGTCGATCCTTGCGCGCCTGCACTTCTGGGGTGTCGTCTCCGACATGGACGTGCCTGGTGGCGTCACGGGCACATTCGAGCTTGCCGACCAAGACGGCGCAGTCACCATGGACGCCCTCGTCGGCCCTCCTGGTCCTGCTGGTGAGAATGCCCCCATCGTCAAGATGCAGTATCAGTCCAGCATCGACGACCCCGCCGATCTTCCCCAAAACCTCACCGACGATCCGATTGATATCGGAAAAGCCTGGTGGGTAGGCAACATCGTCTACCTGTGGGACGGCGAACACTACGTCCAGAAGCAGATGGGCACACAAGGCCCCCCGGGACCGCTGCCGAACATTACGCCCACGGTCCAACTACTGGACCCGGACAACCCGAGTTTGACATCGGAGATCATCGTTTCGGGCACCTCCGCCAACCCGACATGGCTCCTGAAGCTCAAAGCACCGCGGGGTCCGCAAGGCGATAACGCCACCATCCGAGACGCAACCGACTATGACGACTCGGTCGCGCCCGCCGCAGGACAGGTCATTGCTTGGAACGGCGTCGACTACGCGCCAGCCGACTTCAACCCCTTGGCGACACGTTTCTACACCGTCCCCGAGTCTGCGTTCACCGACTTCACGGGTCTAGCCACACGGCAGACGATCGGCTCATTCATCATCCCGCCGATGCCGTTCGACTACGTCCCCGTAGTGCACGGGCATTTCAAGGCCAACGGCATCGAACTCGACGCCGACCCCTTCATTATCGGCTCCGAGGTCCGCATCGGTAACGCTACAAGCGGCCAGCTGATCGCCAAGGGCGCCGGCAACATGTCCTCCTGGTCCGCCCTGTTCCCGCATGCCTCATCCACGGGCTCCCCGAACACCGCTATCACCCCAGACAACGGGATCGGCATGATCCCGGCCTACAGCACCGGTACAACGTCAACTTTGTACGTGAACCTCGTCAACGAGGGCATGGCGGGCTTCTACTCTTTCAACAAAGCGGGCGCACAGCTCTCAATCCTCATTGTCCCCGTCTCTCCGTTGAAGCCTGAGGACGGCTCCTAGTGCCACGGTCTTTCGACCGCACCCCAGCGCCGTTCAACGACCCCAACCAGGGCATTGAGTTCCATATCGGCACCGCTTTTCAGCAAGGGCTGGACATGTGGAAGGCGATCATCGACGCCCTTGGGGAGTTCGCCGAAAACCTTGTCAAGGAACTCATTCAGAAGCTCCTAGGCTTGGACGTTGACCCGGAACAGGCGCTCGAGGATCTATGGAACCTGCTCACCGGCTGGACTGACGATATCCCGATCCTCGGCGACATCATCCAGATCGTCAAGGACTTCCTCAACGGGAATTCATTCCCAGGTGTGCTGTCAATATCCCGCATTGCCAACATCATCCAGGATCTGATCTACGGTGCGGGTGAGTTCCTGACCGCTGAGAGCGTCACCGATAATCCGTACTTCGACTGGGATTCGGTGACGCCCGGTTTCATCTCGGGCGGCTCGATCCGGGCGACCGCCAACGGCACGCAGCAGGTGTTGCGCACAGAGCCGTTCGAGGTGTTCCCGGGTCAAACGTTGGAGTTGCGCGCCGCTTCGCAGTGGACCGGTGCGAGCGCGACCGCCGGCTCAAACCCCGTCAAGGTCGGGTTCACACCATTCGACGCGGACGGCAACCCGCTGGCCGATGTCATTCGCGGTTCGCTGCAACCTTCTGGTGATCATGGTTGGCAATGGATTCCGGTCGCCGATAAATGGCCCGTGCCCGCCGGTGTGAAATACGTATCGCAGCTGCTCATCCTCGATGCCGGAGCCACGGCTGGAACCTTCCGTTTCTCGAACGCTTCGGCGTGGGCGTCGAACCTGCTGGACCTCGGGCTGGTCAAGGATCTGCGTGAGATGGTCGATGCCATCGGCGGTGTTGTGAATTCCGAGGCAGCCAACATCGAGGCCCGCCTGCAGGCGATTACCGCTGACGGCAAGATCACCGCCTCGGAGATCGTCGGCTTGATCCAACAGGCGCAGGTCTCGGGCCTGGCCATCATGCAAACGGTCATCAACCAGATTCTCGACATTCTCAACGGCAACATCGTGACCCCGATCAACTCCCTGGTGCAGGGGGTCAAGGACTGGTTTGGGCTGAACCAGAACAAGACTCAGAAGTTGACCAGCGGCGGAAATCTGACGACGGCCGACGTTACCGGCACGTTCGACATGAGCCGGGTCGATGATCTTGTCGATAACCTCGGCAACATTCTGTCTGGGGTCAAGGACGGCGCCGACGGCGTGGGCACCGGCACCACGGGCGCTATCGGGGACCGCATCAATCAGGCCAAGGACTCGCTACTGGCGCTACTGGGCTTGTCGCAGGATGCGCTCAAAAGCGCCATCGCCGCACAGACCACCCTGCAAGAGCAGGAGACCGAGCGGAACACCGGCGACGGCAATAGCTACAGTTTCGTGTTCTCCGGGGCCGACGGTGCCGCACTGAATTCGACCGATTGGACCACCGGCCCCACGCCCGGCGATATCACCATTCGGGGCGACTCGGGGTATGCGGGTGTCAAGAACGGCAACCCTGACGGGTACTACTTCGCCAGCCCCAACTACACCTATGCCACGGACGGGCAGTCCGCCTCATTCGTGCTCGGCAACACCCAAAACGGAAACTACTACTCCGGGGTGTTCATTCGCTGCAACGCCGATCGCACCACGGGCGCCTACTGCCTGGCCAAAGAGGGCGAGATCCGTATCGGCAAGTTCACCCGCTCGGGTTCTAGCTGGTCGTTCAGCACGCCGCTGACCCTGCAAACGGGCCTGTCGGCGGTTAAGCAGGGCGCGCGTATCGAGATCCGCTGCTCGGGAAGTAACTACTTCGTGCGCGTTAACGGACGCCAGATCCTGTCAGCCACCGACGCAGGAAACACCATCAGCATCGGTGCGGCGTACCGGTATTCGATGTTCAGCGTTCAGCGGGCCAGCCCGTTTTTCACCTACGACTCCTACCGGGTCGCGGCGTTCGCGATGTCCGACTACACCTCTGCGGGAGCGGGATTCTCGATGTCAAATTCGTGGAGCATCAGACGCGACAGCACCGCCGACGTCACCTATGGCCCCTACTCGTCCGGCGCATTCCCTTCCGGGTTCTTCACATTCAACGACTACACCACCGACGTCACTCTCGACGACTTGGGCACGGCCCGCATCGAGATCGCCACCACCGGCCTGTACCGGATCAGCACCACCTACCGATCGGTCACCGCCAAAGGCACGTCCGTGCCCTATTGGGTGGTGTACAAGAACGGCACCCGCATCACCGGCGCCATCCCATCGGGCTGCCCGTTTGAGATCCCTCTCGTGGCAGGAGATTTCGTGCAGCCGGGATTTATCGCCGTCGACTACGACATACGTTCCAACGGCTCGACAGGATCGGAAACTGTTGTCGCACGCAGCATCACAGCACTATCCGGCATCGCCACATTCGATGGCCGCCGAATCGCATGACCCAGAGAGAGGCCCAAGAGATGGCGACAACGTTCACCATGCCCGAACTGCCCGGTATCACCTTCACGGTAGAGCGCGGAGGACTCGACCCGGACGGGAAGCCCAACCCGTCCTGGATGCAAATTACCGGCACCCGCGATGCCGAGAATGACGAAGAGGCGCAGGTGGTCTCGCGCATAGGATTCGCTGGCCCGTAAATGCCCTGGTCTCCAAACCCGACCGTTCCCGCTGCGCGGTCGGGCGGTAAGTGGTCGCCCAATCCAGTCGCGCCAGCAAGCGCACCGGGAGGCCGGTGGCACGCCGTAATAGGCATCGACGCATCTCTGGCGATCATGTGCGTCGGCGAGGTCGAACTCATCGCCATGCAGGCGCTCGGGGTTGTGCAGTCGATTCACCTATCCCGAGACCTGGCGCTACAGGCGGTCTACCAACTGGCCGCGCAGCGATCGATCCTGGTCACCCGGAACCTGCAACTACAGGCCACATTCCAACAGGATCTCGCACTGGCCGTCACCATGGAACGCGCGCTATTCCTGGCCAAGGTCATCGGATGCGACCTCGCGCAGGCCGTGAGTATGACCGGCACCATCTCATTGGCCCGGGTCGCGCCGATCGATTTGACGTGCAACATGACGGCGCCGCGATCGATCAGCTTCGACAAGCTACTGCCCGTCAACCTGACGCGCACCGTCTCGATGTCCTCGGCCCTGGTGATCGAACGGGTCGCCAAGATCGACGCCGCACTCACGGTGACCATGGCACGCGCCTGCACCCTCGGCTATCCGCCGGGCGGTTTGCCTGTCCTGGCCAGCTACACCACCGCCGGTGCGTTCACTCACAACATCGTGCGCAACTGCGACTTCATGGACTGCGTTGGGTGCGGTGCCGGAGGCGGCGGGGGTGGCGGTGACGGCGGCCTGGGCAGCACCGGACAGGGCGGCCGTAAAGGCGCATGGAACGCGCGCACCGTCGCCCGCAACATCGACATCCCCGGCTCCGCATTGACCCTGACCGGCATGGTGGGCGCGCCCGGAGCCGCGGGAGCCAAGGAGAAAGACGGCGGCGCCGGCGGTGACACCACATTCCTGATCAACGGAATCACCACCACGTGTGCCGGTGGCGCCGGCGGTAAAGGCGCCTACGCCGGCAACGGACTCAACCAGCCCGGCGAGGCTGCGGGCAACACCACCCTCAACGGCCAGACCTACACCGGCGGCGCGCAGGCAGGCACCAACACCAACGGCAACTCACCCGGAGGTGGCGGCGGCCCCGGCTCAGGCGGCGTATTCGGCATCGCCAACCCCGGACGCCTCGGCGGAACGGGCATAGCACATATCCGGTCGTATCAATAGAAAGGGAAATCCACTATGGCATGGGGAATTTCGGCCTACCTGGCGAACAAGATTCTCGATCACATCTGCCGCAACGTGGCCTACACACCACCGGCAACCGTGTACGCCAAGATGCACACCGGCGATCCCGGCGCGAACGGAACAGCCAACGCATCCTCGGTGGCCACCCGCTACCCGTGTGCGTTCAACGCTGCTGCGGCCGGGTCTATCACCCAATCCAACACCCCTGAACACACCCTCGGTGCCACGGAAACGATTGCCGGGGTGTCGTTCTGGGATCACCCCACGGCCGGGAACTTCTTGTGGTCATCGCAGGCCGCCGCCACCAAGTCCGGTGCCAGCGGCGACATCATCCGCATCAACACCGACACCCTGACTCTCTCGCCGTTAGCTGCATGATGTTCTCTCAACTGCTGCGTTACCCCGCCTACTACGCCGCTATCGGGTTGGCGGGGTTCGGGTTCGGAGTGTGGTTCCGGCGCTCCCGCTGGGCGGGTCGGCCAGGGCTCGATCCCCGGATTGGAGGCATCTGATGCCGCGGGTCGTGTATGGAAATTCGTTCTCAAGTAACGGCTGGCCCATGGTCAACGGTGACGAGTGCACCTGGGTAACCGTGCCTGGTACGTCGGTGAGTCTGCAGATTCAGAACGGGCAGCCGTTGGCGATTCTGCGCGCGTTCGCAGCGGATTTCAACGCATATGTTGAGCCGCTGCGTGACCCAGATTCGGCGTGCTGGACGCCTACCAACTCGGTGTCTACGTCGAATCACCTGTCAGGTACGGCGATGGATCTGAACTGGGAAAGCCATCCCTTTCAGGTCGCCAACGCTGGGTTTAGTGCCGCGCAGATCGCCACCATAAAAGAAATCCAGGCGTTCTACGAGGGGACCGTCTTCTGGGGCAATGACTGGTCAGATCCTAAAGATGCTATGCACTTTCAGCTGGCGAGCCTCGCCAATGGCGGTGAGATTAACACCTACCAGAATCCGCACACCGCAGACTTCATCGCCCGGAAGATCCGCGCCGACGGATTCTCCACCTTCCGGCGGAGTAACAAGCCGAATGGTGGCGCCCCCATCCTCGCCGCCGCTACCGGCCTGTCCGAGGCGCGTTCAGCCGAGATCCTGCCCGCAGTGTCCGATGGGCTCAAGGCCAGCCAGTGCACGAACGTCAACCGCATCGCCATGTGGCTGGCACAGGTCGGCCACGAGTCAGCCGGCTTCAATGCCACCGAAGAGTACGCCTCCGGTGCCGCCTATGAAGGCCGAGCAGATTTGGGTAACACCCGACCCGGGGATGGGGTGCGGTTCAAGGGCCGCAGCTGGATTCAGATCACCGGCCGCAACAACTACGCAGCGTTCTCGCGGTGGTGTTCGGGTAAAGGACTCGTTCTGTCGCCAACGGAATTCGTTGATAACCCGAAACGACTGGCCGAACTGCGGTGGGCCGGTATAGGTGCGGCTTGGTACTGGACGGTCGCCCGCCCGGACATCAACGCCCTGTCGGATCGGCAGGACTTGGAGACCGTCACCCGCCGAATCAACGGCGGCACCAACGGCTTGGCCGACCGCCGCGACCGATACAACCGCGCCCTATTGCAGGGCGAGGCGCTGCTGCAACTTCTCAATCAGGAGGAAGACGACATGTTTACCGACGACGACCGCAACCTTCTGCGGCAGGTGGCCGGAGTGCGGCGTCCGTCGCTCTCGCCGCTACGTCACCTCGATGAAGGCGATGTGAACACGTGTGCCGGGTTCGCGTGGACAGGGGACGGACTAACCCACCCGCAGTTCGTGGCAATGGCCGCCAAGTACGGCCACATGGACAGCATCCGCCTCTTGGGCGAGGTGGCTGGAGCCGACCCCGTGAAGTACCCCGACCGGCAAGAGGATGCAGCCCTAGCCAAGGCGATCCTCGCCGATGTCTACGCCGCCAACCCCGCCGCCCTCCAGCGGTTCATCGCTCAGAACGGAGCCTAGAAATGAAGTACACCCCTAACACGATCTTCCGCGCTGTAACGGCATTCGTGGTCGCATTCGGTGGCGCCGCCGCGACCGCCGCCCAGGGCGGCGATTTGGCCGCCATGGATATCGGTGGATGGTTGACCGCTATCGGCTCAGGACTCACGGCCGCAGGCGCGCTGTTTGTGCGCCCCTCAAAGGGCGGCGACCCCGTGGAGGCTGTAACCACGAGCCTGTCCGACGCGCTCGTTAAAGCCGATGAGGCCCGCAACCACATCGGATCCGTAATCGACGAAGCGCAGGGCAAGGTCAGCGATTTCGTCAGGACCACCACCGCGGCCATTGGGCAGGTTCAGCAGACGATCGGCGGTGTAGGTGCGGCCGGTGTAGCCGAGACCCTCGGACTGTCCGGCGACGCTGAAGCCATCGTCAATGGGGTTATCCGGCGAGCTCAGAAGTGATCCTCACCCTCGGTTCCCATGGGGAGGTAGTTGCGAGGTGGCAGCGGGTCATGGTGGCCCGCTACACCTCCTACGCGAAAGCCGCTGACGGGGGACCACTGAAGGTTGATTCGTATTTCGGGTACGACGACCAAGCCGTCCAGAAGGAATACCAGCGCAGGACGAACCAAGCCCAGAACGGCGTCGTCTCGGCAGCTGATCTGGTGAAGCTAGGTTTGACGCCGCTGTTCTTCACAGTCGAGGGCCATTTGTCCGACATGTTCGTTGGTCCTTGTGCTTTCGTGGCCTCCACTTTGGAGCGTGAAGGGCGGGCAGTGTGGCGGCCCACCGGCTACGACAACGTCCGGCTGCCGTTCAATAACCAGTCCGGCGTGGACGAACTGGTGAACCGTTTGGATACCAAGCTGTTCGATGACGGCACACCCTTCCCCGAAGGAACCCCGTGGAATCTGGCAATCTTCAGCCAGGGCGCCATGGTTGGCTGCGAAGTCATGGAAAAGCACGTCCTACCCGCCAACGGCAGGTTGCACTACCGGCTCAAGGACTTCCGCAAGGGCATAGCTTTCGGAAACCCCTACCGCCTCATCAACCAGTGCGCTCCTTGGGTTCCCGATCCACCCCAGCCGAACACTCAGGGAATCATGGACTGGCACTTCGACTTCCTCAAATACCCCGAGCTGGCGGGGAAGTGGCAAGAGCATGCCCGCACGCGCGACTGGTACGCCGAGAACCAGTTGGATGAGGCTGGCCAGAACATGACCGCTATCGCGAAGATCATCACCCAATCCTCTTGGACAGGTGGGGCTTCCTCGATTGTCGCTCGAATCATGGACCTGTTCGTCAACCCATTCGACGGGTTGATCGACATCGTGTGGGCCATCGTGCGGACCTTCCAAGGCATCGCCCATCTGGAGAGTCACGGTACGTACGACCTAAATCCAGTCCTCGACTGGTTCCGCGCTTAACAACTGAATAGAGCCCTCGAAGCGCCCCATGAAAGGCGGTTCAAACAATGTCCATCCGGGAACAACTAGCTGAGGCCGCCAAGCCGAAGCAGCGCTGCACATGCTGTGCATGGGTCGCTACGCAGAGTGCAGATGACCGTAAGGCTATTGAGGAATGGGTAGCCGAAGGGAAGTCGATTGAGGCGCTTGTCCGCGTGCTGCGGAATGAGGGTCTTCCGGTGGGGCCGATTCAGTTTCGGCGTCACGTGCGAGAGTGTGTGCGCTCTTGAGTATCCGTGACAGCCTCAATAGTCGCCGCCCCGTGCCGGAAGAGTCGGCACCAGAGCAGGCGAAAATGCGCGCGGAGTGGGACGGCACCGCAGGTTTTATTCAGACGGGCAAGGTCTCAGATGACTTCGACGAGCAGGACTTCGAGGGGATTCTCCGGGAGTTCGCCGACGAACTGCACTACGACCCAGCCAAGGTTGAGATTGCCGGTAACCCACAGGTCGTGGTGTGGGAGACGGGCTTCCGCAACAAGGAGGGGGAGTGGGAGAAGCATAAGCACCACTCCTGGCGGTATCACCTCGCCGTCCGGCGTTGGGCTATAGACCTACCCGCCTTGTATGCGGAGGTCCGCAAGACGAGGCCGGTGCAGCCGAAGAAACCCACAGGGGAGTCGACGGTTGTGGTGTGCTGGGCAGACATTCAAACCGGGAAGGTCGACCACCTGGGCGGCGTCAAAGAGTTATTACTGCGCCTTCAGGAAAAGCGGGAAAACCTGAACGCCTACCTGAAACGTTCAAGGTTTGATCGCATCATCATCGCGGACGTGGGCGACATTGTGGAGGGCTTCGACAACGTCACAGCCCAAACCCGCACCAACGGCCTATCTCTCATGGATCAGGTCGAGGTTGCCGCCACGGAGTTCTGGAAGACCATCACCCTGTGCGCCAAGCATGCCCCTGTGGATGTTCTGTCCATCCCGTCCAATCACGGGCAGTGGCGCCGCGGAAAGGATCTGATCGGGAAGCCCACCGACGACTGGGGATTGGCCATCTCCAAACGTCTGGAATGGCACAACAACCCCGACAACCAAGGCCCGAACCTCCCGGTGGAGTTCCACCGGCCGCCCGAGTGGTGCGAGACTCTGCAGTTCGATGTACGCGGCACCAGGTTGGGGCTGGCGCACGGCCACCAAGCCTCCGGCGCTGACCGGGTTAAGACGTGGTGGGAGAAGATGACCCACGGCGGCGTTATGGACTGTCACGTCCTCTTGACTGGACATTTCCACTACGCCAGCCTTCGCCCCCATGGGCGGGATCAAGTAACGGGTAAGGCGCGCTGGCATATCCAAGCCTCAACCCTGGACAACGGCTCCGCGTGGGTGATGAACAAGATGGGCGAAGACGGAGATCCGGCACTGACGGTGTTCCAGATCAACAACGACGGCTTCGACGTACAGAGCTTCGCCCTCCTATGAAACGTCACGATACGATTCAAGTAGGCGCCAACGCTGAAAAGCGCTGCCCGAGATGCGAAACCGTCAAGCCCGTCACGGCATTCTCGGTTGACCGTAACCGAAAAAGCGGCCGAAACTGTTACTGCCTCGAATGTACGCGTAGGACCAACCGGGCGTCGTATAGCCGGAACTTCGAGGGTGAGAAAGCCCGGAAGGCGGCAGCCTACAAGCGTGACCGTGAGAAGTTTTTGGCGCGAAACAGGCGCCGGCGGGCTGATAATTACGAACGCGAGCTGGAAACGAACCGTAAGTACTACCACGATAACAAGGCTCAAGTTCGGGCCTGGCACAAGCGCTACTACGAAGCTAATAAGGATGCAGCCTTCGCGGCAAGTCAGCGGCGGCGGGCTCGCATGCGGTCCGCTGCTACCGCCCCGTTCTCCATGGACGATCTGCGGATGAAGTGGCGCTACTGGGGTAATAGGTGCTGGATCTGCGGCGGGAATCCCACTGCGACTGATCACGTCAAGCCACTGAGCAAAGGCGGTGCCCATATGCTGTGCAACCTCAGGCCGATCTGTAAACCTTGCAACTCGGCAAAGCATGACAAGTGGCCGTATCAGCGTCCGATACCCGCTGATACTTCCGAAGATGTCGCGAGCTAGCTATGAGCGACAACCACCCTGAAGAACTCATACAGAAGTACGTAGAAGCGATGGATCAAGAACCCGGCTGGCGGGTATCAGATTTCGTGCTCATGGTCGGATTCGAGAGAGTCCAAGCGGACGGCACCATAGAACACACCTACGGTGTGTACGAGGGTGAGAACCAATCACCATGGGCTACACACGGTTTAGTCGCCAACGGTATAGAACACCTAGAACGAACTGAGTGACTATGACTGGCTGTTCCAGTGGGCTAGGTCTTCATCGTCGATCAGTGTGACGACGATCTGGGCGATTCGCTCATCACTCTCGTCAGTGCCGTAGTCCACGATCCACGCCCAGATGTCGTAGCCGCCGTCGCCGAATCCTGCCGAAAACTGCACCCCGGACCCGTACTTACTGAATAGGTTGTGACCACTACCTATTCCGGGATACTTGGCTGGGGCAAAAGCAGGGTCGGTGATCGCGGCCATGGCCGAGTCAACTGAAACGCCGCCGATGCGTTCCCATCGACCGTTGCGGCCTGGGGCCGGTGTTGGTGGTTGACTCATCCCTCAATTTTACCGAGCTGCAGCGAAAGTCGCGGTGTCTAGGCCCCGCGCGAGGAGAGCGCGCAGGGAACTAGCTCACCGTACCGCGCCCATCTATTTGATGTATCCGGCGTCGCGGACAAAATAGCCCGCCGCCTGCGTGTTTCTACCTTATCCACAACCTGATCGGGGAGGGTTCCCATGGCTTTGCATCCATCTGATTGGGCGTGGATCACTATGGCTGCTGGGATCGTCGCCTACGAGATCACCTGCCCACCGGGGGAGCTGCTATCGGACGCCACTGCACGGTACGGGCAGTCCCACATGTTCCTGGTTGTGTCCAGCAGAGTGGTGTACGAGTCGGGCCTGATCAGTGGTACCGGCGTGTCGTAGCCGAATGATTGAAGGTCATCGCGTGATTCTTCGAGAGACCCGTCAAAGTCACTCGAGCAAAGGAATCGACGCGATGACCACTGCCCACAATATCGACCTCCCCGCCGTGCTCGCCGAACGACTCACCACCGCCCATCCCGACGTGCTGCGCGAGTTGTTGGCCACGTTCATCCACACCCTGATGGGTGCCGAAGCCGATGCTTTGTGTGGCGCCGGGTACGGCGAGCGCAGCACGGAGCGCACCAATTCCCGAAATGGCTATCGGCACCGCCAATTCGATACCCGCGCAGGCACATTGGATTTGGCCATCCCGAAGCTGCGCGCCGGGTCGTACTTCCCGGACTGGCTGTTGGAACGCCGCAAACGCGCCGAGCGGGCGCTGACCACCGTGGTCGCAACTTGCTATCTGCTCGGTGTCTCGACACGGCGGATGGACAAGCTGGTCGAGACGTTGGGCATCACGTCGCTGTCGAAGTCCCAGGTCTCGGTGATGGCCAAGGAACTCGACGCCGCCGTCGAGGCGTTTCGCACCCGGCCGCTCGACGCCGGCCCGTACGCGTTCGTGGCCGCTGACGCCCTGGTGCTCAAGGTCCGCGAAGGCGGGCGGGTGGTCAATGTGCACGCTCTGATCGCGGTCGGGGTCAACGCCGAGGGCTACCGCGAGATCCTCGGGATCGACGTGTCCACCGCCGAGGACGGGGCCGGTTGGTTGACGTTCTGGCGGTCGCTGACCGCCCGCGGCCTGTCCGGGGTCAAACTGGTCACCTCCGACGCCCACGCCGGTCTGGTGGCCGCGATCGGTGCCACCCTGCCCGGTGCCGCGTGGCAGCGCTGCCGAACGCACTACACGACCAACCTCATGAGCATCACACCCAAGGCATCGTGGCCGTGGGTGCGGACCTTGTTGCATTCGGTGTTCGACCAGCCCGACGCTGAATCTGTTGCCGCCCAATACGATCGGATCGTCGACGCGTTGGCCGACAAGCTGCCCAAGGTGGCCGACCACCTCGAAGACGCCCGGGCAGATCTGCTGGCGTTCACCGCGTTTCCCAAGCAGATCTGGCGTCAGATCTGGTCCAACAATCCCCAGGAGCGCCTCAACAAAGAGATCCGCCGCCGTACCGACGTCGTCGGGATCTTCCCCGACCGTGACGCGCTGATCCGCCTCGTCGGTGCGGTGCTAGCCGAACAACACGATGAATGGGCCGAATCCCGGCGCTACCTCGGCCTCGATGTCCTGAGCAAATCACGCAGTATCAACGAGACCCCGACAGAACAGGAGGACACCCCTGCGGCACTGACCTCCTGAACCACCACGACGAAGAATCGCACGACGACGTCGTACACCACGTCCCGGGACTTGACCATGTTCCTCAGCTCCGCCGTGATCGGGGTAGTGGCCGTGCATCTGCTGCGCACCACCGGCCTGCTGCGGTTCATCCCCGAACAGCTCGACCTAATCCATCTGTTGGCTTCACTAAAGTGAGAGGACACCGCTATGTGCAGAGTTGAGACCTGGAAGTGCGGCCTGCAGACGGGTACTCCGCGGTGAATGTCGCGGGGATCGATTCACCGATCGAACTACTAGCCGTCTTCCTGGTTGTAGCCGGACCCATCGCCGGGGCTTGGCTCACCGGGTATCTCGCTAACCGCAAGCATATTGGGAAAATGGCCTCCGAAGTCAAAGCCGTCAGAGGTCAGGTGGAGAACTCTCACGAAACCAACCTGCGCGACGACCTCACGGACGTACTGAACGGCATCAATCTGATCGCCCAACGACAAGAACATCAAGGGAAAGAGATTGGCGGCCTGATCAAAGATGTTGGCGGGCTGATGGACCGTGTAGGCGATTTGGCCGGGGATATCCGTGACCACCGCGACGAGCTCGACACCATCGGCAAGCGAATAGACAAGCTCCGCAAGTAAACCCCGCCAATCGCTCTGCACCGCGAGATAATTGAGGGATGCAACTGACTATTGGCCATCTCCGCAAGGCGATAGCCCATCTGCCCGATAACGTTCCGGTACTCACCGAGGATGGTGAGTATGGTCCCGAGTCGGACATAAACCTTTATGTTGTCCATGCGGTCCGGCGCAGTGGCCATGTATACGGTGGCGGTCACGTCGGCCCGGGCCTGTCGGGCTGCGAGGACATCTACGCGCTCCTTGTCTCTCACTGGGGCCAGAATGATGACGCCGTGGACATAACCCCGAAAGATCCGGATGTGATCGACGGCGAGATTGACCAGACCGCAATCGAAGCTGGCTAGACCCCACCGTTAGCGCTTACCGCCAATAGAATTGGGGTATGTTCACCGTCGCTCAGCTGCGTAAGGCAATCAAGGACTTACCAGACGACATGCTTGTGATGACCGAAGACGGCGAATCGCCAATGAGTGATGCGAACCTATACATCGCCCCGGCGTGCCGCCATCAGATCGGCAGCAACAGCTGGGTATCCGAGGGGCATGAGGACCCACCCGCCACCGAATTGGCCCGCGAGGTATTCGGCGAATGCGAGAACACTCATGTTCTACTCGTCACGCGGTTCGGAAACGATGGCCAGGACATCACCCCGGAAGAGCCTGGCGTGATCGACGTTCAGGTAGAACAGACCGCAATCGAATCTGGTTAG